AGCAACAAGCATCGCATCAGCAATCTCGTAGGCGAAATCAGCGATCCCAGGGGCCCGATAGCCGTCATCCGGGCCGAAACTCGCCAGCCAACCGGCCATCGCCTGGCCTGCGAACCAGTCCCGCATCGACATGCCCGCAGGCTGGTCGAAAGCGCCGGGGAACGCCGGCCCGCCGTCATTGGTGATAGCCATCAGAACCTCCATCCGATCCGGGCCTCGATGCGATCAGCATCGTCGGACTTGGTGTAAGCCAGCCCGCCCAGCAGCCGATTGGTCAGCGCCACGTCGATGCCTGCGCCGTAGACCGGGGCCTCGGCCGCGAAGTCGTAGCCGGCGGTCATGTAGGGAAGCACGCGGCCAAAGCTGTATCCGGCCTGCGCCATCAGCCGGGTGCTGTCCTCGCCGCCGACGCGGGCATACTGCGCTTCGACGCCGCCCACGAAGCGGTTGGCAAACTGGTGGCGGTAGCCCGCAAACACGCCCGCGGTGCTGTCGCTCTGCCGGTAGGTCTCGGTGCCGGTCTGAATCGTCTCGGACCCGACCACCTCGTCCCATTCAGACACGACCGGATCGAAACCTTCGACGGCCCAGTTGTCCCAGCTTTCATTCGGCGTCGCGTTCAGGACCGATTGGCAGGAGACCTGCGCCCGGTCGTCGCCGCTGACAATGAAGAACTTTTGGCCGGGGGAGCAGCCGCCATTGTCGCGGAGGAAGCCCTGAAGGTCGCGCTTGGTGAACGGACGCTCTTCTCGGCGGGTTTCGATCACGTCGCGCTCCTCGTAGGTGGCGCGGGCCTGCTTCGTGCGCTGGGTGCCGTAGGACAGCCCGCCGTAGGCGCCGCTCCAGTCATAGGAGGCGGCCTGCACGGGCTTGGCCACGGGCGGCGCCGAGGTGATCGGGGCGACATAGCCGCCGGCGAAGGCCGGGGCGCAGGCGGTCAGCAGCAGGGCCGCTGCGGTGGTGATGTGCTTTCTCATGGTTCCGTTGCTCCTGTGAACGGGTTTCAGTTGGTCTGGTGTCTCTGGCGCGACGGGCGCCAGAAACGTGGGCCGACACTAGCCGACCGGCCAAGGCGCCGCCATACCTCGCGTCGTACGAGCGTGAAGGCGGGCCGGATCATTCGCCCTCCCTCGTGCTGCGATACGCGCGCAGGGTCGCCAGCAGCAGGGCGCGGGCGGGGGACGGACCGCGAGCGGAATATATGGAGTCATTTAGCTCAACAGCCATTCGGTCGTTGAGGCGCGCCCAACCCCACCCCGGCAGCAGCGCCTCCAACAGCGCCACGGCGGCATCGAGAGAGCCACATTGGGCCTCACCGAACAGGACAGCGTTGCTGAGGCCCAGCGGACCAACTGCGCTCAACCACGGGACTGTTTCTTCCGCATCCACGGCTTTGATAAGCTGATCCAGTTCAGTGTAGTTGGTCATTGCTAATATCCCCTGTGTCGCCAAGGGCTGTACGGGCAAGCTGTCTTACCTCAGCCGGGGTAGTTTCCCATTTATCAGGATAGCCCCATGCCGGGGCGGATTCGATTTTTTGCAATGCCTCACGCATCCGAAAGTTTTTGGACAGTATCGTTGCAACCACATCAATGCGAACATAGCCGGTTTTTTCGTCTCCGTGGCCTGCCCTGCTGGGGTCAGGATAATTACACCAGTAGCGTTGCTCGTCGCCGTGCGGCAGTAGCCAAGTGATCTTGGGTGCATCATCAATCATTGCTGCTCTCCTTCGGTTTGCGCAGAGCGGCGCGGGCAGCGTTCAGGGCATCCAGCGTGTATCCTTTGACCATTGCCGGATACATCTTCCCATGAAGATCAAGAGCGTCTTCGCACTCTCGCAAAGCATCCCGCAGCTTTTGGTTCTCGGCTTCCAGCGCCTCGATCAGTTCGGCGCGGACGTATTCTACATCTCCCGGCCTACTCTTATCGTAAAAATACGGGTTTCCTCCGTCCGGCACGAGCCAGATGCGTTCGGGTGTGTTAGTCATGGATGTTCTCCTTTGGCTCAGGAATGGAGCGGATGCTCGATGACAGCGGATCGCTATCGTGATCCCCCGCAACTCCTGATGCGATCAGCCACTTAACAACCTCATCCCGCCCAAATCGCCAGCCTTCTAGACGGGCCTCAATCAGCAGCTTGTCTAGGGCGGCTTGGGCATTGGCGGGGGGTATGGCGCGGATGCACGATGCCAAGGGGTCGCCGTCACCATCCCCTGCAATCCCCGTTCCAACCAACCATGTCGCTGCCGCCTCATACACCGCCGCAACCTTGGCTCGCTCAACCTCAAGCGCATCGGCGAGGGTGGCGATAGCGTCTGCCGCTTGGGTGCAGATTTCTGGCGCTTCCCACCAACTTCCGCCTGCTACGGTTTGTTGTTCCCTGTGTTCGCGCAGCGGCTCGATCAGCGCCCGTGCGGCTGCGATGGGGTCGGCGGTCACAGCCCTTCCCCTTCTTCATACTCGACGCGGACGCAGGCGATGCGGTCATGACCGGCGTATTTGTCCGCCAGTTCTCTGGTGCTGTGGGCGGCGGGGGTGCCTGCGGGGTAGATATTCACCCAGCACTCGTCGCGTTCCGTCACGTTTTCGATCTGTGCCCCGTGCATGTCATAGTTTCTTCCGTCCCACGCCCAAGCGGTGTGAATACGGTGCCCTTGATCGTTGTCGTAGTAACCGATCAGCGGATAGTCACTTTCAGGTTCGACACAGAGAATACGCACCGGGCGGCGGGAACTGACAAGGCGCGCGGTTTTGGTGAGGTCAATGGTCATAGCCCCTCTCCCTCGGTATAGGTCACTTCGATGCAGGCGATGCGGTCATCGCTCGCGCTTAGGTCCGCGCGCTCGCGGCTGGGGTGCGGCAGTATCTCACCACCCGATTTGTAGATGTTCAACCAGAGGGTCCGCTGCACCGGGACGTTCACGAGGTTGCTCGAGCTGTCTGCGTCGGTGTATAGGTTGCCTTCGCGGGTGTAGGTGAGCACATCGTTGGTTCCGTCGTCGAAGTGGACAATGACGGCCAGCGGGTAGTCACCAGTCAGCCTGTCATAGACGAGTTCGGCTTTCTCGCCGCGTCGGGTCTGAAGTGGCTTGGACAGGTCGAGGGGTTTCATCGTGGGGGATTCCTTCAGAGTGGGGCGGGGCTGTTCTAGGGTTTCAACTCCGTGGCCCGTTCATAGGAACGGACGATGTCGGCCTTGAGGGCGGTGATGGTTTCCGGGTTCAGTCCGTCCAGGATCAACACGGGAGAGAAGGCTTCTTTCCCTCCAAGGAAGGACAGTTGCAGGAGCACTCCGCTACCGAACAGGTGGTCGGTGCTTGTCCTGTGGATGGTTGCATTGGCGAAATGGTAGGAATGAGCCAAGTTGGCTTCCAGTTCGAGGACTTTGCGACGGAGCTGGGCCTTGGTGGGTTTCTTGCGTTTCAGCGGTTGATTGGTCATGGCTCTCCTCCACCATATACCGGCTCGCCGGGGAATATGTCGGGGCAGGCAGCGACAGCCGCACGCCCCGCGTCGGTGATTTGCCATGCTGTCGCTGGGCCGCCGCTACGGAACGGCATACCCTCTCCGCTCCCGCCAACGGACACCTGCTCGACCCATCCAGCCTCTCGGAGGCTGTGCATCGTCGCGCCGGTCGAGGGCCACAGCTTCCCGCCGCGCCCCTTTGTGATCAGTTCTCGGGCCAGGAATGGGCGTGTCGTCAAGACGCGGCTTGACTTGAGCGCTATCAGGCATTCCCAGCGGGTGCGGGTCAGATGTGGGCTCATCGCTGATCCTCCTGTTCCATCCATTGCCAATCGCTGCCAATCGAAGTCGGGTTGGGCTTTTGGGGCGTAGCGTCGACACACCACCCCAACCATTTGGGATCCTTACCGGGACAGTTGGGTCCGGTGCTCATCCAGATATGGGCGAACAGGAGAACCATGGCGAAGAAGATCATCCCGATCAGGATCGCGCAGATCAGTTCGAGCGGATGGTTCGGCTCCTCGGCCATGTCCCAGATGGCCCAGCTGTCTTTGTCCTGGTCGGGAGCACTCATACCGTGGCTTCCTCGTTCAACAGGTCCTTGTCCCAGATGCCGGCCTTCTTGAGCGCCGTGCGGAGCCGGTAGTTCTCGCCCCGCAACTTTCGGTTCTTGACGGTGATCTCAGCGATCTGATCCTCGTAATGGCGCTTGAGCTTCTTGATCTCCTTGAGCCGCTTCTGGTCGAGTTGCTGGAAATGCTCGAGCATCTTGTCCGTCACTGGCTCGATCTGTTGGCGGATCTGGGTTGCTTCCTTGTGCATGAAGCGACGGGCGGCCAGGGCCCGCCGGAACCAGTCCTCGTTGATCGGCTGACCCAGATCCTGGCGGGTGCGGGTATCCGCAATCTGGCCGTTGATGTTCTCGATGCTTTCCTCGAGTTCGGCCAGGCGTTCCTTCAGTTCAGCGGTCATGCGGTGGTTCCTTGAGAATAAAAACCCCCGGCTGCCGAGTAGCGACAGCCGGGGAGTTGCCGTGCGCGGGCAGTGTAGACGGAGCAGTTGCGCGCACGGGGTTCAAGTGGGGTGACATGGTGTGGTGTGTCAGTCCCGGTAAGAGGTGCTGCCAAGCTCGTCGAGATAATCGGCGCCCATATAAAGGTCGTGGACCAGCTCGCAGGAGACCTCGTAAATCTCCTCGGCCAGGGCACGCATCTCATCGGCATCCCGATCGAACTCCTTGATCCGGCGAGCCAGGAGGCGCAGCAGCGCAGCATCGGGGGTCTGGCCGCAATGTTGGGCCGCGGCCTCGATCAGGCGTCGTGCTTCCCGGCTCTGATTGAGCATCGTGTTCTCAGGCAGCTGGTTGGGCATGACTCAGCCTTTCTCGTAGATGGCTTCGACGGGCCGATCGGCCTGGTTCTGGTATTTGCCGGTATAGCGCCCCTCGGTCTCGATCCGGGAGAACAGGATCTGGGCGATGCCGGCACCGGCCGGGATGTGGAGCACGTCCTGGCCGTGATAGACCAGCTCGAGGGTCAGGAAGCCTTTCCAGCCAGGCTCCAGCACGGTGTTGAAAACCGAGAGCCCGCGCCGGGCCCAGGTGCTCTTGTCGTGCACCACGCCCACCAAGTTGGTCGGCATCTGAAACTCCTCGATCGCCGAGGCGATGGTGAAGCGTCCAGGCTTGATCTCATGGGACCACTCCGGCGTGGCGGGGTTGTCTACTACGGCGACGCTCTGTTCGGTGATCAACTGACGCCTGAAGCCGACTTTAGGCCCCTCCTCGGCGATAGGCACATACAGGTGCTTTCCTGCCGGGATGAATTGGATGTCCTGCTTGATGCGGATGTCGTAGCCGGCCTCGGCCAGCCCGTAGCTGACGCCATGGAGGCGCTCCTTGGTGGTGAGCATGTCCCTGATGGGAGCGGCTGCGATGAGCTGGGATCCATTGACGACGGTCATGCGGTGCCTTTCTGCTGAAGGATGAGCGGGGTGCTCATGGAACGGGGAAGATTCTTCTCGTCGTCCCAGCCGCAATGGAGATGACCGGGCTGCCCGGCCTTCGGGCAGTTGGCCCGCTCGAGATCGTCGACCCGGACAGGTCGTCTGGTGGGGGCCACGAACTCCTCCTCGGTGATGATACGGGTCATGCGGTATCCTTCCGGGTAGCAGTGGCCATCAGCTGACAGCCTCGCTTCATGAGGCGGGGGTTGTTCTGAGCCAGGCCCTCGAGGAAGAGGGCCCAGCCGAAATCAGCGAGTGAATCGGATCTCATGGTGGTTTGCTTTGCTATGGTGTGTCAGTCAAGCTACCATGCATAGCTGGGCAGCTCGTCGATGATGTCTCCGTCGCGGTCGAGCATCACCCAGTCGCAGTCTTGGTCACGGGCGAAGCGCAGCACCTTGTAGAGATCCGGGGTCATCCACGGATGTTCTTCGACGTTATGCGGATCCTCGCTCACATTCAGGAACCAGCCGTAGTGCCCTTTGGCGTAGAGGCCGACGGGGAAGCTGACGCCATCGCGCAAGGCCTCGGAGAACATCTCATCGGTTTCCTGGGTGACATGGTTCGTGCTGAGCACGAGCATCTTGGTGATTTCCATGCTCATGCCGTATCTCCATCCTGCCGATGCCAGGCACAGCTTTCGGCCATCATCAGCTCCTCCCCGGTCGCGTCATCCTCGATGAAAAACCCGATCGGGCGCTTGGTGTCGGTGTTCTCGCTCCAGAAGTCCATCTGCAGCGTGACCGAAGTCTGGTCCGTCCAGACGATGAAGAGCGTGTCCCATTTGACATGGGCCTGCATCACCTCGTCCCAGGAGCGGCCAGGGGGCAATTCCACGCCGTAGCTGGAGGTGTGGTGGTAGTCGGCATACAGAGTCAGGGAGACGGGCTCCTGCTCCCCTGCCACGGCTTCTACAGTATCGGTGCTCATGGTTCACTTCCTGCTGTCGATGTGGACCACCCGGCCGAACGGGGCCGTGGCCTTGGGGTTGTCGATGACGGCCCAGAGAACCGGGACGCCGGGATCGCTTTCCATGGGTTGACACCAGAGATCAGAGAAGACGACGGCTGCCGTCGGCCTGTGCCTCTTGATGTCGGCATGGACGCATTTCAGGCAGGTGCCGCCACGGCCCACGATCTGGAACTCAGCGAAAGGCTCGCCCTCCTCGATCACCCAGCTGTCGTGAAGCTGGGTATCGAAAGTCCGCATGGTGACCTTCTTTGGTTTGCACTCTTCATGGATGTAGCGGCACTCGGAGAACAGTGCCCTCACCTGTTCCGGGGTCACCGAGCCGGAGACGTCGATGTAGTAGATCAGGTGGTCGAGCTTGTTGTCGCCCAGCATCGAGGGCAGATACTCGTCCTCGTAGCGCCGCGAAGGTCGCTTCCAGCTGTAGTCGTCGCGCGAGAGCTCGGTGTAAAACCGGGCCAGCAGGATCTCCCAGGGCAGCTTGGGATTGAGGAACTCATCAACCTGCTCCTTGATCTCGCCCGGGATCATCCCGGCTTCCTTGGCCATCTTGGCAGCCTGGACGGCCTTCACGATCTTGGCCTTGACATTGGCCTTCGCCTCCTGGCTCGCAGGCTCCCGGACATCGCCGCTCAGGCTGGGCATGGGCATCTGGCTGCCGGCGCCGTTGGTCGCCGTGTTCTGGCCCTGTCCGGAGACCGGAGCCCCATTCTTGCGGATCCGATCGAAGACCTCTTCAGTGGTCATCCCGTCATACTGGTGATCCAGATAGGGACTGAGCTGGAGCAGCTGGGAGAAGTCGAACCCCCAATGCGCCATCTGGTTGTTGATGACGTAATCAGCCGCGATGTTCCAATCGCCGGGATCGCGCTCCCCTCGCCGGCCCATGTGGTCATGGCCGGTATGCCAGAGCTCGTGAACGAGGACGGTCAGCCGGGAAGCGGGCGTCATCCAGGCGAAGAACTGGGGGTTGAAGGCAATGGACGAGCCATCGCACCAGGCAGTGCCGGCTTCCTCATCCCAGATATAGACGTGATCGCAGAGCAGCGAGCCAAGGAATCCCGAGCCTTTCTGCTCGAACTTCTTGTCGATGAAGAGCTGGCCCTTGGTCTTGGCGAGCCAGCGATCGAGGACAGCCTGGTCGGGGACCGGGGTGTCATGCCAGGGCGGCAGGTTCATAGGGTTTCTCCTTGGCTCGTGGGAATGGGGGCAGGGGCGCATTCTGGTGCTGGCTCGCATTGAGCTATCTCCAACCTCCGCGGTTGGCGGGATAAGCCTCGGTCTCCGGTTCCTGGTCGCGCGCCTGCAGTCGCTACGACTTTCCCCGGTTCCCTACGCAACCGGACCCACCCCCGTCGGGGTCGTCGTCATCCGGTTCACAGTTCCCCACAGCACCAGGATGCGTCCCTGGTAGGTTGCCGGTTTTGATGACCCAGACCGGCAACTGGAACTCTGAAAGCAGGGCGCGTGACGGACTCGAACCGGCATATCCGCCCCTGTTGGGCAACTAGGCTCTACCCGGCCTTGGCGGGTCACTGAGCCAGAGGTTCACGATACCCTCCCTACCCTAGTGGCCCTGCTTCCAGAGATCTCAGGCAGCCTGCGCCAGATCGTCGTCGTCGCTGGTGAGGTATTTCAGCAGCGTCTTACGCAGTTGCAGGAAGGAGGGATCCCGCTGGAAGCCAGGATCGACCCGGTTCACGCCGCGGCAGTAAAGGACCTGGAACTCCGGCGGCAGGCGGGTGATATATTTTGCCACCTTCGGGAAGCTCTTGCGGTCGAACTTGTCGATCAGCATCAGCACCACGGCATAAAGCGTGCCGGGATCCTGGGGCAGGTTGGTCCCCTCGGGATCGCCCAGGATATGCTGGAAGCTCGGCAGGCTGGCATAGACCTTGAGGAAGGCATGGAACTCGAACGCCCCACCCTCGCCCAGGGCGCCGGCCAGCAGCTTGACCTTGACGTCCTCGGTCGGCTTGCCCTTGATCAGCCGCATGGCGAACTCCCAGGTCCGCGGGCAGCGGAAGGTCCGGTCGGTGTGATCGGGCTGGAAGACATGCAGCTGGTGAGGCTGGAACTCGAGGAAGGCCAGCACACGGGGATCCCATTTTGCGGCCACGGCATGATCCATGAAGTCCTTGAAGTTCAGCTCCATCTCCATGTGGATCAGCCGCGACTGCATTGCCGTCGAGAGGCTGTTCACGATCGCCCGGTCGGTGGCAAGGTTGCCGGCGGCGGCGATGAAGCAGTTGGGATGGAGCTTCGCCTGGCCGACCATGCGGTCGAGCACGATCTTGTAGGCGGCTGCCTGCACGCTCTTGGGGGCCGAGTTCATCTCGTCGAGCAACAGCACCCAGCCGTTCTTGCCCTCGGGCAATGGATCGCCCTCGGTCGGGAACATCTCGAAGGGGGCAAAGGCGGCCCGCATCTCGGTGCCCTCGCCCTTGCGCATCGGCAGGCCCATCAGATCCTCGGGAGCGCACTGGCTCAGACGAACGTCGATCAGCTCGCAGTTGAACTCCTCGGCGATCGAGGCGACCAGTGAGGATTTCCCCATGCCGGGGCTGGAGGTGACGAAGGGCACGAGCCCGGCTTGAAAGCAGTCGATGATCCCTTCGCGGACTTCCGCGGGGGACATGGTAAGCATGGTCATGGAGGTTCTCCGGTGATGTGAGGGAGTCAAGCGCCTCTGAGGCGGATCTCAATGTCGAGCTTGCCGGCCACCTTGCGGCGGCGGTCATAGCGCAGGAAGTATTCGACGGTCTTCCGGGCCTCATCCATGTCAGGGGCGAAGACCGTGCCCTTCCAGCGGCTCATGCTGCCAGAGGGCCGGGCATAGGTGGCCGTGGCGTCGTAGATGATGCGGGTCATGGATTTCTCCTGATGATTGGACATACGGGGGCGTCCGGGACCTTACGGTCCCGTCCACCACGCAAGAACTGATGAGGGAGATCAGGCCGTCGGCGTGTCCATCGCGGCGAGATGGGCGGCCAGATAATCGATGGCCCGCGTCACACTCTCATCCCCCGCCATGTCCCGCGTGGAGCGGGCGAATCGTCCTTCCACCACAGCGTTGAGGATCACGGCGATGGCGTTATCAACCGGCGACGGATCGTATTCCCCCTGTGCGGCTGAGAAGTCGTGGCCGGACCATCTGCCGTCGCCATGCGCTGCCGCCTCCAGTGTGGCGCCTCTGATGATGTCAATCGCCGCGTCTATCGGGTCAAGCGCCAGCGTCTCGTCCAGCGAGCAGGCAGCGCGGGCTATGTGGTCGCGCTCACTCATGTCGTCGATGTCGTCCTGGGTGATCATGTTGCGGTCCATCTTTCCACGATGGGGAGACTGAGGGTGCCCCAGCGCCGGTGATCCTCCAAGGTGCCTTGGTAACAGATATGTCCGATGCAGCGGACGGTGATTCGGGCGTCGTCTGACGTGGTGTGGTGTGGCATGATTTCTCCTGTTATGCTGGATCGCAGAAGCGATCCAGTGGTAATGAGGTCACAGGCATGGACGGTTGCTCAACCCCGCACAACATCTCCTGAGCCCCTCCCCTACCGTCTCATAGCGAAGAAAAAAGCCCCCTCCCCCACCCAATAGGGCAGGGGAGGGGATCTCATGTCAGCTCAACGCATATTCCGCCTTGAGGACTTGGTCCGCGAAATCGGTGAGCTTCTCCACCCGGATCGGCTCGTTGGCCAGCTGACTGATGATCGAAGACAACAGCTCGCTCTGGGCGATGTCATGGAGCACCTGGTTGTATTGCTTCCTCAGCACATTCGCGTGGTTCGGGTGGCAGCGGAAGCAGTCATGGACCGCCATCACCGGGAAGGGTGCTGTCGGCAGGGTCTTGACCATCTGCGTGATCACATCGAGATCCACCAGCTGGATGGTGGTCTCGTCGAGCAGCTCGAGGATCCGGGCCGAGAGGAAGCCGGTGTCCTTGTAGAGGTCCCAGAGGGTCATCACGAGTTTCTGGTTCTCGGTCTCGGTCTCGGTAACCAGGTAGGTCTGGACCGGCCGCGAGAGCAGCCTGAGCAGCTCCGTGATACGATCTGCGTCATAGCTGCAGCGGCGCAGCATCTCCCGCACCACCATACCGTCGACCGAGTGGACGACGTTGGCGGAGAGGGATTTGCTCTTCGGGATCGGCCGGTTGACTTTGGTGGTCACGTCGTAGATCTGGCCGAGGAAGCGGGCCCCCTCGATGCGATCGTCGATCACCTTGACCTGGACGTGGAAGTTATCCGGCAGCACCCAATCATGGCTCATCGCCTTGGGGTTCCACTGATCGAGCAGGAACTGATTGAGTTCCCAGATCCCGGTGGCTTCCTCCTCCATGGTCTCGAAGAAGATCTCGAGCAGCTCGCCCTCGCCGTAGATGCGTTTGGGCTGGCGGGTGGAGCCATAGAGCGAGGTCATCACGCTCTGCTTCGAGTCCTTCCGCTCGATGTCTCCCAGGCCGACATCCTGGACGGCTGCTCGCTGAGCGATCAGCTGGTGGATGTTGGTGTAGAGGTCCTCGCGCTTGCCGGTGTCGATCACGTTGCAGAGCCGGGCCGATTTCTCGCAGCTGATCAGGATGGCGAGCAGCTGAGCGCCGGAGGCTGTCGCATCCAGGCTGATCGGATAAGCGATCGCCTCGCCGCGGGAGGCCTTGAGCCAGGCCCGGAGCCCGGCAAAGAACATGGCCGGCTGATCAGCATCCTGCATCAGCGGGTGCTGGCGCAGGTCCTTGGGTCGAATACCTCCTTCGATAAGGGCGGCAAGGGAGCGGAGCTCGGTCTCGTGGTCGTCGAACCACTGTATCCGGGTCTCCCAGTTCTCTTTGTCGAGACCGAAGGAGCTGGCCACGTCGATCTTCAGATATTCCAGAGGGGTGAAGGTCTGCATGGAAGGTTCTCCGTGTGAGCTGCACGCGCCGGCCTCCCATGCAGGGTAGGCTCAGCGGTTGTGCGGATTGATGTCGATGTAGGCGGAGGGCTTGGTCTGGGCAGCCCGACCGAAGGCCCGGCCATAGCCGAAGGCAAAGGCGAGGAAGCCTGCGATGGCCATCAGGACAGGTCCGAGGACGGCCCCGATGACAAGGCCGTCCTCGTCCTGGGTCCAGATCAGGCCGATGACGGCGCCGATCAGGACAGAGAGGATCAAGAGTCGTTTCATGGTTCACTCCAGTTCTGGTTTCACACCAAATCTGTAGCGGACCTTGGGATGATCAGGCCAGCAGGATCAGCTGGCCTGGCGTCAGTTGAGTGCGTCCAGTGCCAGCTGAATACTGGCGAGCAACTGGCAGGTTTCATTCAGAAGGAACCGTTCGTTGTCCCCTTCCTTATTGGGGTAGATCTCCCAGTAGGGTTCGTCGACGCAGCCCAGCTGGTTGTTCAGATCGAGATAGACAGAGATCCAGCGATCGTTCTTCCCGTGGACCAAGAAGCGAACTGCGGCGCCCCCAAATGGGGGGACCAGGGTGATCTTCCAGTCAGGCGGGAAGGACAGGATCGGTAGCTTGCGCAGCATGTCCAGATCCCGAAAGGCGTCCAACATGCGCTTCTGCGGCATGGTTGTGGGGAAGATTTGTAGTTGATCGGTCATGGTTCATTTCTCCTTCAACGCTTGGCGTAGTTTCGAGCCAGCACCAGCACCACAAAAGTATCCCGATTGAAATCCTTGGTGATTACTTGTGCGTGATCTGCCGCGGACTCTTGCGACGGATAGAAAGTCAGGATGGGTTTATCGTGTCCATAAGGGCTCTGGCTGATGACAGCCCACTCTGCGATTGCCATCTTATTCCTCCTTTGACTGCTCAGGGTAGCGTTCCTCGATGCGGGATGCAGCGGCGATGAGCCAGATCCCAAGCATCGTTGCGGCTTGAGAAGTCAGGTATGTGGTCACAGATGGATTCGGCCTACCGTTCTCGTAAGCAGAGATGACGATCTGAGCGTCCTCTTCCAGACAGTCCAGGTTTTCGCCGCCGCTGGTCAGGCACCAGCTGATATGGCGGTCATCATAGGATCTTTGCATGGTTTATTCCTCCTTCAGTGGTTCAGCTGCAGCGAACTCGACGCAACTTTTGTTCCAGTCATTGCCCTGGTAGTTCACGGCATAGCCTTGGGCGTAGGTTCGCCCGCGCTTGTCGTATTTGTGGGTGAGGTAGAAGCCATCATCCTGGAGCAGCATGGCGTCGATGACGTCCCTGGCATCGCTATCGTATTTCCTGAACGCCTTCTTGCGCTTCTGCCAGTCCTCCCAGCTCTCGCCAGGCTTGCGCTTGTCGAGGTTCTTCCAGTGGTTGCTGACGAAGGCCACCACGTCGGCGTTCAGCCTGAGCTGGATGCCGTTCACGCGGTTGATGTGATCGAGGCAGATGTCCTCGTCATGGTGGTTCTTCTTCAAGAGCAAGGAGCCCTTGATGGTGCGATAGCCGGTCTGGCGATTGTTGCGCACGATCTGCGGCCGCTCGATCATCGGCAGCGGATACTGGAAGCGGTCGATCCTGGCCTGGGTCTCGGACGAGAGCGGATAGACGAAGAAGATCCGCTCCACCTCGGGATCCCAGTCCACCAGATCGACCTCGCAGGCCTCGAGGATGGCATCTGCGCAGGCCTGGGCCGGCCGAGGATGGTCCTCGAAATGGTGGCGCAGGATCCCGATCAGGGTCTCGATCGGCGCCTGCTTCTGCAGCCAGGCATGGGCGAGCAGATCGAGACCGAAATCGACATCGATCCCCAGCCGTTCCAGCTCGGGGGTGAAGTCGGGCCGGTAGTCTTCCCGCATGGCCTCGATCAGCTGGCTCTTGGCATAGAGTTCCTCGAGCTCAATCTGGGTGAGGCCCTGGCAGGTGGCGTAGAGAGGCTTGTGGGATGCCTTGTGAATCATGGGTTTCTCCTCAGTGGGTGATGTGCTTGGTGACCTCGGCCTCGATCGCGGCCATCGTTTTCTCAATGGGGCCTTTGCCGAAGTCGAAGACGGGGATCTCGTAGGTCTGGGCGAGGCGGATGGCCTGGCCGGTGCCGCCAGTGCCTTTGCCCTTGGGTGTCCAGCAGATGACGAAGAGGGACTTCTGGCCTTCGACGAGCGTTTCTCCCAGCACCTGCTTGACGTTCCGCATATGCAGCTTCTGGGCAGCCTCCGAGCAGGCGCCCCAGTTCGGATGCGTGCTCATGGCGATGGCCTTGCAGAGCTTGTGCTGGATCGATGAGCTGAAGCCGTGCCGCGGGCTGTCGGAGCCGTTGAAGCCGGACCAGGGCAGGAAGATCTCCTTGTCCCCCTTGACGTTGTCACAGCCTTTCTCGAAAGCCTGGTCAGCGCCCTCGGCATGGCCTGAGCGCAGGGTGAAGCCATGCTCGGCCAGCACCTCAGCGATGAATTGCATCTTGCGGAGGATGTTCTCAGGCGTCTCTCGGGAGCCGATGCCGGCGTAGGGTCGATAGGTCATGTTTTCTCCTGATTTCAGGTGTAGATTTCGCGCTGCAGCTCCATGGCGTAGCTCTCGAGTCGAGCTATCCAATCCCTTTGCGTCTCGTAGCTGCCGACATCCAGGGGCATCTCGCCGTAGATAATGGACTGGATCAGGGCGTGGATATTCTGAAGGTTCACTGGGTCCACAACCTTGTTCGGGTCGATCGTCGGTTCCTGACAGATTTCGATATTCTCAAAGTTGATGGCCATGTTTTCCTCTTTGGTTCATGGACTGTCAGCGCACAGGTTGGCGCAGGATCAGACCGGGGTTGTTTCGGGGATTTAGCCTTGCGGAAGCTAAACTTCCTCAAACTGGCTCAGCCTTGTGGGTGGGTTGCGGATGCAACCCCGCCATGGGCGGAGCCCACGGCGCCTGAGACTATCTGGACTATCAAGACTATCGTCTTGAGCTGTTAGGTGAGGGACGCGGCGCGAAGCGCCGTGCCCGAACTCAAAAGGAATGCCTGGCGTAAGCCAGGCTCCATGAAAAGAAAGCGCAAGGGCCCCATCCCGAAGGACAGGGCCGATGCAGAGCATCACTTGCCGCGGCGGAAGCCGAGTGCGCGGACGGACTCGAGGAACGGGTTGTCGTCCGCCATCTCCGCCTCGGCGTCGCCAACCACGCGGACCTGCACGGTCAGGTCGAGGTAGAACACGTCGCCAGGCTGCGACTCGTCCACCGCCTCCTCGATCATCGAGAGGATCTCGTTACGGGCCACGCCCTGTGCCGAGGTGCCGGTCGAGCGGCGCATGCCCTTCGCGTTCGAGGGCACGCCAACGATGGTGGCGAACTGGTCGTCGGTGGCGCCGGGGACGCCGAGATTCAGCCAGAAGCGCGCCGGCTCGAACGACTGCTCGGCAGTCTGAGCGACCTTGGTGCTGCGGGCGACGGAAACGGTGCGGGCGCGGGTGGAATTGGTAGCCATGGGTGATCTCCTAGATCAAGAGTTGCAAGAGGGCGCCGGCACCATGCCGGAAGCACCCCCAACACGGGCGGAGCCCGTGAATCAGTTCAGGGCGATATCGCCGAAGAGCAGGGCATCTTCGGGCAGTTCGTCTTCAATTTCAGGATTACGGAACCAGTCGAAGAGCGAGAGCAGCGAATCCTCCAGCGCCTCGTCGGCGGACTGGGCGAACTGGTCGATCAGCGCTTGAAGCTGCGAGTGGGACATGGGTAGTTCTCCAGTTGGGTCAAAGGGTTCAGGCGTAGAGGGCGTTGACTGCCAGCACCGCGGCGAGGCAGCCGGCACCAAGGGCGACAAGGACACCGACCGCGCGGATGGTGCCGATGATGAGCGGCTCGGGTTCTCCGACAAGCTGACGCTGGTCGTGGATGCCGATGAAGCCGGCAGCAGTGAGGCAGCCGATGGCGACCGCGGTGAAGAAGAGGACGTCGATCATGGAAAGCTCCATTGGTTCGGGATGGTGTGGTGTGACGCGGGCTACGAATTGCAGCCCGGGTTCTCGTCGATGAACTCGACGATGGACTGCTCGAGATCCGTGATCCGGTCGAACAGGTCGTTTTCGTATTGCTCGTTGTCGCAGCAGCGCTGTGCTTCCTCGAGCTGGTAGCAGAGGTGTCTGTGCCGTGCTTCGAGCACGTTCAGGACAATGCGAGCAGCGGGATTGATGACGTGGGTCATGGCCATGAGAGTTCTCCAGTTGAGGGCAACAGTGCCAACACGGGCGGAGCCCGTCTCGCACATCGGCTGGCGCCTCTGTGCTCGACGAGCCACTGCGTGAGCCCGCAGAGACGCTGTGAGGCAGGCTACAGCGGCAAGAGGACTGACGGGCAGTTGGTGACCTGAGAAGAGCCAACGGGCATCAGGCGAGGCGCTCAGGGCCTCCTGTGGTGTGGTGAGGGATGGTGATGCTCCGTTACCTCTATCCGTAGGAGTGTCATTGAGGGTGAAGAAGGGCTAACGCCCCCGTCCGAAGACAGGGGCGAAGCAGGTTACTCGGCGGCGACACGCAGGGTTGCGGGTGCTGCGAAGAGATCATCGTCGAGTGAGTGGAACACAGCAGCGAGCTCGGGATCTTCGTCCAGCTCACGCTTCACTTCGAGCAGGCGACGGGCGACGTCACGCTTGGCTGCATTGATGCGCTCATAGCGACGACGGCCAGCGTTCTCGGTGATCTCCGAGATCGTATCGTCACGGTAGGCCTGAGCCCGGAGCGAGCCCGACTCGGTGAGGTAGGCCAGGGCTTCAGCGCCATGGGTGACGGTGGAGGTGACAGCGCTGACGGTGGTGCAGACGTCGGTGCCGGTGCGCTTGAGGGGTGCGGGGATACGGATGCCAAACATGGGGAACTCCAGTGATGAGGGCGCGGGATTGCGCCAACATGGGCGGAGCCCAAATGGGGGGGGGGGTATTCTCTCCTGAGTGTCAGGAGAGTGTAAAAGAGGTGTCAGACGTAACTAAGGCAAAATCCGCCTATGGCCGAACACCCTCCCGAGCTGTCAGAGGTAACCAGGGGAAAAATCCCCCATGGCGATTTTTCCTCTCGAGGTGCTTGACTGTCATCTGCAGGTAGCCCTATAGGGGGTATGCTCCCTATATAGATCCCCTGTGTCTAAGAGATACACGCTCTATATAGATAGGAACAAAGAGAGCTAACCTTATGAGATAACTCTCCTTGTTTCCTCTTCCTTATAGAACTGAGGGAATAAGACACTCTCAAGGAACGAACAGATACAGTCTGAAGTCCCCGTAGGGGACGTAAGACTGGAGCTGTGAGTGACGTAGAGAGTGTCTTATTCCCATCAGGATAGAGGGTGGTTTAAGTAGTTGACTCCTGTGAACAACTACAGGTAGCCTACGAGCTACACTATACCACACCAAGGAAGATCCAGCTGATGTTGACCAAGGACGAACTGAAAGAGGCTCTGCCCTCGCACCTGCGCTCCGCTGTCTCGGATGCCTTGGTTCAGAAGGTAAACACTCTGGCTGCCGATCCCGAGGAAGCTCGGGTGGTTCGAGACAACATGGTCAGCTACACCAGCGTCCTGGCCGAGGGCCGGTTCAAGGTCGAGGACTATGTCAACGCCGTGGTATATGTGAGCCACAAGCTGCTCGGCAACTCGAACCAGGCCGCCTGGAAGAAGACCTTCCCCCAGCGCTATCAGACGCTTGTGGCGCGCAAGGCCACCGAGAAGGACATCTCGGCTTATGTCGCGGCCTTCAACAAGAACAAGCTCGTGAACCTGATCATGGAGCAGAGCCTGATCCCGACCTGGGTGCTCAATGCCGACATCTACCAGAAGGCGATCAACACCCAGTTCGACCTGATGACCGACGATAAAATCTCCCCCAAGGTTCGGACCGAGGCGGCCAACTCGCTGCTGACTCATCTCAAGCGGCCGGAGACCAAGAAGGTCGAGCTCGAGATCGGTGCCCGGGAGAACAGCGGTATGGACGAGCTGCGTGGTCTCATGGCTCAGCTGGCCGAGCGCCAGCAGGCCCTGATCGCCCAGGGAGCCAACACCCGCGAGATCGCCCACCAGTCGCTGCGCGACATCACCCCGCTCCTGATCGACCAGGCTCCTGTTGGTACGGTCTGATTCGGTTTGGTGCGTTTTACATGAAACCCTACAATACCCGGGTGACAAGCCCGGGTCATGCCGATAACGTGCTGCTAATGCCGCTTCGCAGGGGGAATATCAATGAATCCATTTGCTTTGGCACTGGCCTGGGGCGCGGCCACGATCCGCATCGGTGCCGTCTGGGGGCTGCTGCCCGCTTATCTGTCGGGGAAACGCTGATGATCGACCAGGCATCATTCGAGACGCTACAGCGGCGCTTTCCGAAGCAATGCGCCCAGACCCGCACCGACACCACCGAGGAAGGAGTGACGATCGGGATCACCGAGCCGTCCGAGCAGTCTGGCGCCATGCGCGAGAAGCGCGATGCGATCCCCTATGATCTGGTTCCCTTCCAGGAAATGACCGAGGCCTTCTCCCGAGTTGCCGAGTTCGGTGCGCATAAATACACGGTCTGGAACTGGAGCCTCGGACTCAAGCGGGTCCAGATCCTTGGCTCCCTCCTGCGACATGCCTTCGCCTATCTGCGCGGCGAGGACCGCGACCGCGAGAGCGGGCTGCTGCACACCGACCACATCCTCTGGAACGCTGCGGTGCTGAGCCACAATGTCCACTGGAATCTCGAGGACGGTCGTCGTGGCGAGCCTGAACGCGCCTACAAGGAAAAGGCCTGATCCATGAGCAAGATCATCATCTTCCCCGGACACAAGGCTGTTCCGGAAGAGGATGCGCCGAGTGCGGCCGAGATCCTGCGCCGGGCATCGGACGAGGGTGTCTTCGACGATCTGGTCATGGTCTGCGGGGTCAATACGGACGGGACCTTCCGAATCATCTCCAACGCGGGCCCAGTGCACGAGAACTGGATCCTCGATCACGTCAAACACATCCTGATCCGCGACTCGATGGGACTCGACGACTGATGGATGATCTCTCTGCCAAGCTGGTCTCCGACCTCGCCTCCGCTGTCGCGGAGGCTGAGGTCGTCGATGCCGTCGAGGCGGTGCTGGCGAAAGGCGGGACCAAACGCCAGTCCGTCGACCAGTGGCTCAACGAGGTCAATTACGCCGAGTTGAACTCCGGGCAATACATGCCCTCGGAGTTTGCACTCAACTTCATGAACTTCATCAAGCTGGTGAACGGGACCGAGGGCGAGGAGAACAAGACCCCGGTAGTGCATCTGGTGATGCTCGACCAGATGTCCGGCACCCGCCAGAACATCGCCAACCTGTGCTTCCGCGGCGCCGCCAAGACCACGCTGTTCTTCGAGTATCTGGTGCTCTACCTCGCCGTCTTCGGGGAGATCCCCGGCTTCGGTAAGGTCGAGGGGATGATCTACGTCTCCGACTCGATGGAGAACGGCGTCAAGTCGGCCCGCAAGAACATCGAGTTCCGTTGGCAGAACAGCGACTTCCTTCAGGAATGGCTGCCCCCTGACCGGGTCAAGATCACCGACCCCTATCTCGAGTTCACCTCCAAGGAGGGCAACAAGCTCGGGGTCAAGATGTTTGGGGCCAAGACCGGCCTGCGCGGGACCAAGGTGTTCGGCAAGCGGCCGACGCTCTGCGTGCTTGACGACCTCGTCTCCGATGAGGACGCCCGCTCGAAGGCCAACATGCAGACGATCCGCGACACCATCACCAAGGGGGTGGATTTCGCGCTGCATCCGACGCGCCGCAAGACGATCTTCAACGGCACCCCCTTCAACAAGGGCGACGTGCTCTACGAGGCGGTCGAATCAGGCGCCTGGCACGTCAACGTCTGGCCGGTCTGCGAGCGCTTTCCCTGCAAGCCCGAGGAGTTCGCCGGCGCTTGGGACGACCGCTTCACCTATGACTTCGTGCTGAAGCAATATGAGAAGGCAATCCTCGAGGGCAGCCTCGCCGCCTTCAACCAGGAGCTCATGCTGCGGATCTCCTCGGACGAGGAGCGCCTGGTCCAGGACAGCGAGATCCGTTGGTTCAACCGACAGCTCCTGTTGCAAAATAAGCACAGGTTCAACTTCTACATCACCACCGACTTCGCCACCAAGGCCAAGCAGCGGGCTGACTTCAGCGTGATCTCTGTCTGGGCCTACAACGCCCAGGGCGACTGGTTCTGGGTGGACGGGATCTGCCGCAAGCAGACGATGGACCGCAATATCGACGACCTGTTCCGGCTGGTTCAGGAATACAAGCCGCAATCGGTGGGGGTCGAGATTGCCGGCCAGCAGGGCGCCTTCATCGACTGGATGATCAACGAGCAGATCACCCGCAACCAGTGGTTCTCCTTCGCCCAGGGCAAGAACGGCCAGCCGGGGATCCAGCCCGAGGGTGACAAGCTGGGTCGCTTCAACCTCGTGGTGCCGCTCTTCAAGGCCGGCAAGATCTACCTGCCAGCGGAGATGAAGACCTCGACGATCATTGGGGAACTCTTGCAGGAGCTCCAGATGGCGACGGTCGATGGACTCAAGGCCAAGCATGACGACTTCATCGACACGGTCTCGATGCTCATGTATCTTAGGCCGTGGAAGCCCTCCGAGGATGCGCCTCAATCCCAGACCGACGATCGGGTCTGGGGGTTGAGCGATCCGAACGATACCGGCCACTCCCCGATCTCATCCTATATTGTCTGAGGGCAGCCCATGAATGTGCAGGAACTGTTCGAGCGGCTGAGCTATGGCGAGCTGTCCAATCTCGAAATCGGGATGGACGGGGCCGGAACCATCGCCGCGGAGGGCCAGTTGAAGATCGTCTCCCAGATCAACGCGGCCCTGACCGCTCTCTATTCGCGCTTCCTGCAGCGCCGGGCCTTCCTCGAGCTGGAGCTGCAGGAAGGGATGACGACCTATGTGATCAGCTCCGAGTTCGCGCGCTCCAACACCGATCCAACCCGAACCGCACCGGCATACATCCGCGACAGCGCTGAGGCGCCGTTCCGCGACGACCTGATCAAGATCCTCTCGGTCAGCCGCCGCGACGATCCCGCGACAGCGGGGATCGACGAGGCGCGCAGCCTTCCCATCAACCACCGCGACACCGTCACCGGCCGGATGATCGGGATCACCATCATGGCTCATGACACGATCCATGTCCGCGATCCCCAGCCGGGTCAGCGGCTGCTGGTCGAGTATCAGGCCAACCATCCCCGGCTCACGGTGCCGGCGGTGATGTCCGAGACCATCTCGATCATGCCCGCGCTCGAGGAGGCCCTGCAGCTTCGGGTTGCCTCCGGGGTGTTCTCGGGCATGGGCGGGGAAGCGCACAGCATCAAGGGCGCGGAGCTCCTGGCCCGCTACGAACAGCTTTGTCAGTTGGCCAAGCTCGATGACATGGCTCAGGAAAGCTCGTCCGACATCCGTGACCGGCTGCGCGACAAGGGCTTCGTCTGATGCCGGTGTCACAGGAATGGATGGACGGGGTCGACGCCGATCTGCTCGCCCATGAGCAGGCGATCAACAGCCTGACCACCGAGCTGGGGCTGCGGCTCGGCGAACACTCGGTCCGTATCGACGCCGCCCATCAATCGGCATGGGATGCCCAGGATGACGCCCATCTGGCCCTGAGCCAGATCTACAATCTCGGCTTCTCCAACCAGACCTATGTCGAACAGCGCATCCAGCAGCTACGCGACGAGCTGCGGACCTATGCCAACGGGATCGGTAACGGACTGGTCGGACCAATCCGAGACGGGGTCACCAGTGACATCCAGGCCGTGCTGGGATTGGCTCTCGCCGAGGCCAACCGAGCTGCGGCCGATGCCACGGCCGTAGGGCAAGCACTGAACCTCGATCTGGCCGATGTGCGTTCGGTGGCTCAGCAGATCCTCGATGTCGAGCTGCCCTCGCAGCGCCAGGAGATCGAGAACCTGGCGCTTCAAGAGATCGGCACTCGCGGCGATCTCGACCTGTTCCTGACCGATTTCGGCTTTCCCACCGCGGTTGCCGGGCTCGATGCGATCCGGTCCGAGCTCGAATCCGACATCGCTCCCCTACGACCCTCGACCCTGCGCCTGCCGGCCAGCCTCTGGACCCAGGCACCCGACAGCCTGGTCTTCTCTCCGAAGCCGCCGCCCGATGCCGACTGGTTCATCGAAGATGATCCCGATTTCGGGGATTGCCTCAGCCTGCCGACCGGCCGCCATGCGATCGGCCCGTCCTTCCATATCCCGATCACCCAAAAGGCGGTGTTCAAGCTCACGCTACGGGTGAAGGTGATGGCGGCCCCGGCCGTCGGCGCCACAGTTCGCTTCGGGATGACCACCTGGAAGACGGTCCTGACTCCGACCGAGGTAGCGGCCGAGGTCACCGTTCTCGAGGGCGCAACCTCCGGCACGATCCATACGCTCACCGCCTATGCCACCGCCGATAGCGTCACCGCCCTCGATCTAATCGAGGCGGTCGATGCTCCGATCCTGCGGCTGCTCACTTCGACCGAGGCCACTAGGGCCTTCCCTTATTTCCTGCAGCCGGCCGGCGGCACCCGGCTTCGCGTGGATCACTTCGAGATCCGCGATGTCACCGACACCATCCAGGCGATGCGCTACGCCAATACCCAGATGGGTGAGGCGATGGAGGGCATCACCGATGTCCGGCGTGACTTCGAGGAGGCGCTGGCCGGGTTCGATCCGATCGGGACGCTGGAGGAATACTGGTCCTTCGCGCAGGGCTGGACCGGCTGGGCGACCAGCGTGGATCCCGCACAGGATCCCGCCGAGATCATCGACATCGGGACCGGGGCCATCGTCGATGGCTCGGACTATATCGACGGCCATGCCGCCCAGTTCACCGGCCTCGCCCAGCTCACCCTCTCGCGCTACATTCCGATCCTGCCCGACACCACCCTCGACGTGAACGCGCTGGTGCGGGTGGCGAGCGGGACTGCCGCCGCCGAGCTGGTGCTGACTGCCTACGACATGCTCAACAACCGGCTGGGCGAGTTCGTGGTCTGGTCGGGCAACATCACCACCACCACCGGCTGGCAGACGCTGTCCGGGCAGAAGGCCGAGAACTGGGGCACCAATGCTGCCCGCGCCCGGCTCTCGCTGCGTCTGCTGACCCCCGCCCAGGTGGTCACGGTGGACGTGTTCAAGGTCATCGACAGCACCGCTCAGTATATCCGCTCCCGCACGGTCATCGCCCGCAACGAGGCGATCCAGGCCAAGGAGGATGCCGACGGGATTCTCTCCGACGTCATCGTCTCCCAGGGCATCGCCGCCGCCGCCCGCGACGAGGCCGGGGATTATGCTGAGGCTGCCAACTTCTCGGCCCAGGCCGCCTCCGCCTCGGCCACCGATGCCGGCACCGCCGCCACCGCCGCCAACTCCTCGCTGCTCTCCGTCGAGGTCGAACGCAACACCGGCAACGTCCTGCCCGACACCTTCGTCGGCGGGCTGCGCGGCTTCACTACCACCAATGCCAGCTCCCCGGCTGATGCGCCGGACGCGTCCGATCTCGCCCTTGGCTCGACTGACATTGATTACGGGCCGCACGGGATCTGGACCCCCAGCAACAACGGGCGGCGGGTCCTGACCCGTGGGGTCCAGCGCACCAATGGCCGGGTGCTGCGGGTGACCCTCGACTTCAAGGTGGTCTCGATCAGCGGCGCCGAGACGATCAACCTGGGCATAGGCCTCATGCGGATGACCCAGGCCTATGGCTCGCCGCAGGCCAGCAACGCCCCGAACCAGGCCTACGGGATCGGCCGGCACCAGGTCAGCTATGTCTTCGCCGGCGAGACGCTCGAGGGCGTGACCAACGTCCTCCTGGCGATGAACAACCAGACACATCCTCTGGCCCGGGCGCATCTGCAGCTGGCCGAGGCGCGGGCCTGCGTGATCCATATCGGCCGGCTGGCCTTCGAGGACATCACCCAGGAAGCCCGATCAGAGGATGCCCGGGTCAAGGCGACCATCGCCCAGAACAATGCCGTCCAGGCCTATGAGGATGCAGATAGCGCCCGGGCCCAGGCCGTGACCGAGAGGAACCTCGCGGCCACCGCCCGAACCAATGCCGAGGGCGCTCGGGACACAGCACTTAACTACCGCGACCAGGCCAACCAGCATCGCGCCGATGCAGTGGTTGCCCGCAATGAGGCGGTCTCGGCCCAGACCGGCGCCAACAATGCCTCTGCCGCCGCCACTGCCGCCTCCCAGATGGCGGTCCAGGTCATGTCGCGCGGGACCGGGGTGCTGCAAAATCTCGCCTGTCCCTGGCCGGCGGCCGAGGGCGGCTGGTCGGCCTATGACACGGGACCCACCGTCCAGACCAGCACCCTCTACCCGATGGGCAACAAGTTCCGCTGGAGCCTCAACAACAGCACCACTGCGGGGGTGCAAATGAACAGCGCTGACGGGCTCTGGATCGGGGTGACCCGGGCCAAGGCCTACCGGGTGGACATCCAGTTCACCTTGGTCTCCGGCTCGCTGAACGGGGCCGGGGTCCTCTTCGACTGGAACCTCGCTGCCGGAGCGCAGCGGGTTGCTCAGCGCCTCGATGCAATGGTGACAGGACCTGTGGTGGCCGGTGAGCTGGTCCATGCCAGCGGCGAGTTCCGGGTCCCGGCCGGGGTCAACCTGTCGGCGGTGACCGGCCACACCAGCCACATCATGACCAATTACAACAGTAATGGTCTCGGGCCGCTGGCAGCCAAGGTGATCGAGATCCATTCGATCCAGATCTATCCGATGACCGCGACCGAAGCTGCGATCCACGAGCAGCAGACGGTGACCGCCGATCTACAGGGCAATGCGGCGGCTGGTTTCCTGGTCAAGGCCCAGGCCGGGAACGAGGTCTCGTTGCTGGAGTTGGTGGCCGCTGACGGCTCCAACCGGGAAGCCTCGGTGGCTCGACTTGCGGCCGACCAGATCCTGCTCGATGGCAGCGTCACCGCCCCGATGCTGGCGGTCAGCAATGGCAAGAACCTGTTGGTTGATCCGGGTTTTGCGGACGGGGAAGCACACTATACCTTCGCAACGCAGAACGGTGCGACATTCGCTGTTCGGCAGCCGGGGATGACGTTTGCACACCCCAGCTATCCGACGCTCCAGATATTCCAGAACAACAACACCACCACCGGATATTCGCAAGTCACCACCACCCCCGCAGTCGATGAGAGCGGGGCTAAGGCGCCGGGCGTTCCGGTGACGCCGGGGAAGGTCTACACGGCGTCTGCATATTACTCGACGCACCGATGCAACGGACAACTATTCATCCAGTGGGTTGACGCCAGTGGGGCGGCAATATCCGGTGCGCCAAGCAGCGCCAGTGCCGACACGGGGATAGGCGACAGCAGCAATCCCGACCTGTGGCCCCGCATTACTGCATCAGGCGTTGCACCTGCTAACGCGGCGTATGCCCGCCTGATCTTGCGCAAGCACGGCACGGCGAGCGGACAGACGGATAGCTATTTGTTCATCTGGAAGCCGCAGCTCGAAGAAAGTGCTTTCGTCGGGCAAAGCCCCTCGCCGTGGTCGGCGGGCGGGACTACCTTCATCAACGGCGGGCGGCTGTTCGCGGACTCGATCACCACCGACAAGCTGGCGGCCGGCGTTGTCACCGCCGGCAAGATGGACGTCAACGAGCTGTCGGCGATCACCGCCACCACCGGCCTCCTGCGCACAGCGACCAGTGGCGCGCGTCAGGAGATTCACAGCGATAAGATTGTGATCTATGATGCAGACAACGTGGTTAGGGTCAGGATTGGGAATCTGGACTGATGGCGTATGGGATCAGCTTCAAAACGTCTGATGGCGAGAAAAACATATCTGAAATGTATGCGTTGCGGATCGAGGCCGAAAAGCTGGTCAAGTTCTGGGCGCAGTTCTGCCCGGGAGGTGCGCAATGATCTACCTCGACAAGGACTCCGACCAGACCATCTGTGCCTGCGACCGCTGCGGCGTAACCGAAGCAACGGACCGCGCTGATGGCGTGGCCGTCGCGGGATGGATGACGGGACAGCTGTGGCTCGACATCAGCCTGTCTGATCAGCGCCAGATCCCGCTGTGCTTCTGCGCCGACTGCGTCCCGCAGATCACGTCGGCAAGCACAATCCAGGTCAGTGCCGCACCTTGGGGGCCTGTGGTGGAGCCACCCCCACCCCCGGATTGGCGAACGACCGCATCCCTGACCCGTTCGCAGCTATTGATTGGCCTCGTAGCCGAGGGGTGGATCACGGAGGCTGACGGGTCCGCGTGGCTCGCTGGAACACTACCTGGAGCTGTGGAGGCCCTCATCGCTCAACTACCCCCGGCGGAACAATTCGCCGCTCGCACCAAGGCCCTAACTGCAACCACCATTCCACGACTCGACCCCATGGTGACTGCTTTGGGGATGATGGAGGGCAAGACGGAGGAAGACCTGGACGCCTTCTTCCTGAATTGGGCGCTGGAGTATCCGGTATGGCCCGAACCCGAACCGGCACCTGTTTAGGCTGGTGTGGTGTGGTATGATGTGGTCTAACAGCAACAATAACACATGGAGTCCATCATGGCCGTGAACTACACCAGCGCGCTGCGCACCACCCGCATGACCGCCAGCCGTGACGCCTGCGCAGGCGGCACGCTGCAACTGCTGACCTCTGGCGGGGCCGTGCTGTCCAGCCATACCCTGTCCCCGACCGGCGGCACCGTCGCCGATGGCGTGTGGACGCTGGCCTTTGCCAATGCGACCGTTGCGGCGTCCGGCACCGGCACGGCCACAGCTGCGCGCATCCGCAACAGCAGCGATGCTGATGTGGTGACCGGGCTGACCGTGGGGCTGTCCGAGAGCGGCGCTGATTTCATTCTGCAGAACACCAACATCAACGCGGGGCAAGACATCACCATCACCGACGCATCCCTGTCCGACGGCTAACAGCATGCCGCCGCCGATCACATCCGGGCTGCTATGGTCAACGGATGCTGCGATTGATTACGCAAAGACCGGCCCGGAAGTTCCGCCGATCCCGATGTCTCGGGCGGCGGGTCCGGTCTACTGTGCGATTTCTGTTCGGATTGATGCTGCCGACGGGGTGATTTTCCGCGTCGGCAATCCAGATGACTACTACCACACACAGAACACCTTCCAGCTTGAGCATTGGGGGGATGCTTACTCGCTCCAGATCGCCCCCGGCTGGCCGAATCAGGTCATCGGGCAGGTTTCGTCAGGCTACCCGGACGAACTGGTTCTTGAGTTCTGGCTGAGTGCTGGCGGCTCGGATTTTGTTGACCACCTGCAATTCGGTTGGCTCAACGCCGATATGCCCGACGCTGGTGTTGCGGCCTCGACACATCTGTTCATCGGGTATCGGCCGAATGACGGCACCTCGATGGACCGGGGGACCGGCACCATTCATCGCATGGCGGTTTATGACCGGATCCCGTCGCCAGCCGAGCGGGCGCAGATCGTTGATTGGGTGCAGTCACAAGGCGATCCCCCGATCACCGCGACGTTGGCCGCCTCTGACGCCCCCGACACCGCACACATCATCGCGTCGGTCCGCTGGCCGGCAATCACCGCCACCGTGGCGGCGGCCGATGCCCCTGATCACGCCAGCATCCGCGCAGCGTTGCCGGTCCAGGCGAGTCTCGCGGCGGCCGACCTGCCCGACACCGCCGCAATACACACAACCGTCCGCTGGCCAGCCATCACCGCGACGCTGACCGCAGCCGATTCCCTGGATATGGCAACGATCCGCGCGGCCAACCCGGTCCGCGCGCAGCTCGTTTCGGCGGATGCCCCGGACCGCGCAACGATAGGTGCAACCGTCGGATGGCCGGCTATCGTGGCCACGCTTGCGGCGGGGGATGCGCCTGATACTGCCGCCGTGTCGGTGTCCGTCCCGATCCGTATGGCGCTGGCGGCGACCGATCCGCCCGACACTGCCGCAATCCACGGGGGCACAGGATGGCCCGCGATCACCGCCCAGCTTGCCGCGCAGGACGCCCCTGACAGGGCGGTGGTGGTGGCGGCAGCGCCAGTCCGGGGCGCGTTGGCAGCCGCTGATGCGCCGGACATTGCCTGGATCGTGGCAGGCACCGGCTGGCCTGCCATCATGGCCAGCATCGCTGCGTCCGACACCGGGGACACCGCCGCCGTGTCGGCGGCCATCCGTATCGGCGCCGTGCTGGACGCGACGGACACGCCCGACATTGCCCGTATCACTGCCGGCACCGACTGGCCTGCGATCAACGCCCGGTTGGCTGCGCGGGACGCCCCTGATCGGGCGGCGGTGGCGGTGGCGGTGTTGAACCGGGGTATGCTGGCGGCTGCCGATGCGCCAGACCTCGCCCAGATCATTGCCGGCATTGGCTGGCCCGCGATCATGGTGCGTGTGGCTGCATCGGATGTGCCTGATAGCGCCACAATCCGTGCTGCTCTGCCGATCCACGCCCAGCTTGTCGCGGGTGACGACCCGGACAGCGCGCGGCTGTCGGTTGCCGTCCGCATCGGCGCAGTTCTGTCAGCCAGTGACAGCCCCGACACCGCGCGCATCATCATGCGGCTGTGGTCGCAGTCCTCGCGCTTCGCCTATCCCGGCGATCCGCAGGGCGGTGTCATCGGTCCCTCGGCGCGCGGCGGCGTGCTGACACCATCCATCCGAACCGGCACTATCCAGAGGCCCTGACATGGCAAGATTTACCATCAAGCGCGGTGATACGGCCCCAGCCCTGCGCTATACGCTGCTGCCCGAGACTGTGGATCTGACAGAGGCCAGCGTGGTGTTTGTCCTCGAAGGAGGTGCCCGCATGCCCGCGCGGATTATCACCACCAGCCCGCCAGTGGTGCAATACGACTGGCAGCCGGGCGATACCGAACACGTCGGGGTGCGCCGCGCGGAGTTCGAGGTGACCCATTCGGACGGCGCAATCGAGACCTGGCCCAACGCCGGATACCTGCTGATCAACGTGGTCGAGGATCTGGGCTGATGCGGGTGCTGTATCGGGTGCTGCGCCGCATGTGGGAAACGCCCGGCGCCGAGGTTGACCCTGACGCATGGGCGACCCGGTTTGCCGCGCACATGGGGCTGTCCGCTGGCGTGATGATCGCGCTGCTGGCGCTGCTGCCTGCCGCGCCCGCTCTGGCCGTGTCGCTGTTGGGCTATGCGGCGTGGGAGTGGTCGCAATGGCGGCGGGCGCGCGGCTGGCTGCTGGCATGGGATTGCGTGCTGGACTGGACCGCATGGGCGGTGATGGCGATGGCCATGCTGCACCTGATCCGGGGCGACGCGTTTCCAGACGCTGCTGCGTTGATGCTGGCCGCGCTGGTGATCTGTGGGGTGGGCGTATGGAGGCGGTCGTGACCGGGTGGCCGATAGGGGGGCGGCTGATGCGCTATCGGCCTGTGTTTATGATCGTGCAGGTATTGCTGTGCGCCATCTCGCTGGCGTTTTACTACAGCACATTTTTGCCCCAGCCGCTGATGCGCACGGAGACATGGGGCACCTTGGCCTATGAGCTACCGGCCCGCTGGTGGGCGGCGTATGGGGTAGTGGCGTCGGCGCTGACATGGGCCGGACTGCGCGTCCCCGTCCGCAACTGGATGGTCACACTCGGCTCCGTCATGCAGTGCGCGCAATATGTTGTGCTTTCATGGTCTGCTGTTTTCACCGGGGGCGAGCCAGTCGTTGGTTTTTATGCGTATATGTTTTTCCTGCCCCTCCATTTGTGGATCCTGATCGAGACGTGGTATGGACGCAGCGACGTTTGAGGCCCTGCAAAAGCTGGCGGCTCTGGGCTGGCCGGGCGGGGTGATAGGGGCGGCTTATCTTTTGCAGCGCTGGCGCGATCAACGCCCGCCCGATCCAGCTAATGCGCTGCTGACGGGCATGTCTGAGGTCAAGTCCAGCCTGGACAGGCTGCATAAGGACATGGACGCGCTGAGGAGCGAGCAGAAGGTCAGCGCGGCAGACAGGGCAAGCCTTAACAGTCGGCTTGCCGCGGTCGAGGCGGTGCAGCGGCTGCTGTCAAAATGAGCGAGCAAATCACCCGCGCCAGACCTCTTTTATTTCGGCGGGGCTCACCGCGGCATAGGTGTGGCGTGGTGTGGGACAATGTGGTTTAATCGCCTCACTTCAGATAGGAGCTCGGCATGAGCGTTAACGGAACCCGCCGACACATCGCCCAGCCGATGCTCGACCTGATCGGCAAATACGAGAGCCGGGGCGATTACGAGATCGTCTACGGAGGCATCGCCCACAGCCTGCGTCCGCGACGGCTCACCACCATGACCATCGCCCAGGTCCGTGAATGGCAGGAGAACGTCGTCAAGCGCGGGGCCAAGTCCTCGGCTGCCGGCAAATACCAGATCATCCGCAAGACGCTGGACGCGATCATTGCCCAGACGAAGATCCCGACCAGCCAGAAGTTCGACGCCGATACCCAGGATCTCATGGCTCTGCACCTGCTCGACAAGCGGGGATTTCAGCGCTTCCTCAAGGGCGAGATCAACGCCAACACCATGGCGATCGAACTGGCCAAGGAATGGGCCTCGCTGCCGGTGCCACAGGACATGAAAGGCGCCAGCCGCCAGATCAAGGCCGGGCAGTCCTATTATGCCGGCGACGGGCTCAACAAGGCCCATGCCACGGTGGCCGAGGTCCGCACCGCGCTGGCGCAGGCCAAGGCTCGCTATGACGCCGCCCCCGCCACCAAGCCCAAGGTCGATCCCGGAGCTTTCAGCGCGGGTGTCAAGGCTGCGCTGCCCGCGTCGGCTAAACCCGTCGGCGCAGGCGCCATCGTCGCGGTGGTAATCGCCCTCGCAATCCTCGCTGTCTTCCTCGGAGTCCTGAAATGACCATCATCCAGAGCATCCTGCAGCCGATTATCGTGGACCTGCTGGTTTGGGGTGTCGTCTCGGTCGTCGGCGTCATTGCCAGCGGGCTGCCGGGATTCCTGCGCCGCCGCGTCGAGGCGGTGGACCGGCAGGCGATCTATCACGCGGTCGATACCGTGACGACGCTGCTGTTCGCCGCCGTGCGTAAACAACCGGCCGCCGCTGTCACCGATGCAGCAATCTCCGCCGCGGCGCGCGGGGTGCTGGACAAGATGCCGGGCGTGGTCCGGCGCCTGGCACCGACGCAGGCGGCCGTCGAGGACATGATTCGCGCCCGCCTGCAGGAGCGGCTGGATGCGGCACTCGGCCGGGATCGGCTGGCCGAGGAGCTGCGGCGGCTAGGTCTGGATGCGGCGTGACCTGATCCTTCCCTGATCCTGGAGTTCCCCATGGTTCTGCCGTCCCCCGTTGCTGCGATACCGGACATGACCCCGGTCATCTCCCAGGCCCAGGCCCGGGCGAACAGCCTGCTGCAATCCTCATGGATGGGTCTGGCAGGCATGGGGCAACCTCCCGCCCAAGCTGCCCAGCCGGCCGCAGCCCAGGCCCCGCCAGGGGCCGGGCAAGCGCCGGCGGATGGAACAATCACCTCTTCCCTCCAGAGCTGGAACCAGCCGGCACAGGGGCAACAGGGAGCGCCTGCCAGCTCGGCCGACCTGATCGCCGGCTTCGAGGGGTTCCGGGAACGGCCCTACTGGGACGTGAACGCGCATCGGGTGGGCTTCGGCTCCGACACCATCACCCGCGCCGACGGCTCCATCGTCCGGGTCACGCCTGACATGAGCGTCTCCCGTGAGGATGCGCTGCGCGATCTCGATCGCCGGGTCTCCACGGAGTTCCGCCCGTCCGCGGTCCAGGCGATCGGACAGGATGTCTATGGTCGGCTGAACCCGAACCAGCAGGCCGTGCTCGACAGCCTCGCCTACAACTACGGCGCCCATGCCTGGGACAAGGGCCTCGCCCCGGTGGCTCAGGCGATCCGGTCCGGCGGGGATGTCGCGGCGGCCATCTCCGGCCTTGGCTCCCACAACAACGGCATCAACGCCAAGCGCCGGACCCGTGAAGCCGCTCTCTGGGCTGGCCTGGCATGAGCATCACCACCCTCTGCAAAGGAAGATCCTGACCCATGCAACAGGACAGCACGACCCCCGTGGTGATGGACAGCTCGCCCAAGCTCACCGACTGGGCCAACGAGCCTACGGTCATGGATCTCCAGGAGGATTTCCAGATCGCCCAGCCGACCCAGCAGGGTCAGGTGCGCAAGATCCAGCGCTGGATGGAGCTGCGCGAGGCCGCCACTCGCAAGGAGAAGTCCTCGCCCAACCGCTCCAAGGTCCAGCCGAAGCTGGTCCGGCGGCAGAATGAATGGCGCTACTCGGCGCTCTCGGAGCCGTTCCTGGCCTCCGACAAGATCTTTGACATCTCCCCGGTCAGCTGGGAGGACGAGGAGTCCGCCCGGCAAAACGACCTGCTGCTCAACTGGCAATTCCGCACCAAGCTGAACCGGGTCGATTTCATCGACGAATATGTCCGCACCGCGGTCGACGAGGGAACCGTCATCGTCCGGCCCGGCTGGACCCGGGAGACCCGGATCGAGCAGGTCGAGCAGCCGATCTGGACCTTCTATCAGGTCACCTCGGAAGAGGAGATGATGCAGCTCCAGGAAGCGGTCCAGCTCCAGCAAGCGAACCCAGCCGGGTTCAAGCAGCTGCCCGAGGAGCTGCAGGAATCTGTCTCCTACTTCCTTGAGACCGGGATCCCGGTCGTGGCTCAGATCACAGGCATGGAGCTGATCGAGGAAGAGAAGGTCATCAAGAACCAGCCGACCCTCGACATCCTCGACTTCGCCAACTGCTACATCGATCCCAACTGCAAGGGCGATCTGAACAGGGCCAACTTCGCCATCGTCTCCTTCGAGACATCGAAGGCGGAGCTGCTGAAGGACGGGCGCTACAAGAACCTCGACCGGGTCAACTGGACGAACCACAGCCCGCTGCACGAGCCCAATCACCTGACCAATGCGGATGCCCATCTGCCGTTCAAGGATGACCTGCGCAAGCGCGTGGTCGCCTATGAATACTGGGGCTATTACGACGTCACCGGGACCGGCGAGCTGACCCCGATCGTTGCCACATGGATCGGCTCGACGATGATCCGGATGGAGGAGAATCCCTATCCGGACCGGAAGATCCCGCTGGTCCTCGTGCGCTACATGCCAATCCGCAAGTCCGTGGCCGGCGAGCCCGATGCCGAGCTGCTGGAGGATAACCAGGCGATTCTGGGCGCCGTCACCCGCGGTATGATCGACCTGCTGGGCCGCTCGGCCAACGGCCAGACCGGCTTTGCCAAGGGCATGCTCGATGTCGTCAACCGGCGCCGCTACGACCAGGGGCTGGACTACGAATACAACCCCAACCTGTCGCCGGCCGTTGGTGTCCATCAGCACACCTACCCCGAGATCCCGAACTCGGCCCTGACCATGCTGCAGCTGCAGAACCAGGAGGCCGAGGCGCTGACCGGGGTGAAGGCCTTCTCGGGCGGGCTCTCGGGCAATGCTTATGGGGACGTCGCCACCGGGATCCGGGGGCTCCTCGACGCCGCCTCCAAGCGGGAGATGGCGATCCTGCGCCGGCTCGCTGCCGGGATGGAGCAGATCGGCCGCAAGATCCTTGCCATGAACGCGATGTTCCTGACCGAGGAGGAGGTGATCCAGGTCACCAATGCCGAGTTCATGTCCGTCACCCGCGAGTCGCTGCAGGGCGAGCATGACCTCAAGGTGGACATCTCCACCCCCGACATCGACGAGGCCAAGGCGTCTGATCTGGGCTTCATGCTCCAGACCCTCGGCAACACGGTGCCCTTCGAGATCACCCAGAAGATCCTCGCCGAGATCGCCGACCTGAAGCGGATGCCGCATCTGGCCCATGCCATCCGGCAGTTCCAGCCGCAGCCCGACCCGCTCGAAGAGAAGCGCAAGGAGCTGGAGCTGGCCAAGCTCCAGGCGGAGATCAACGAGGAGAACGCCCGCGCCTACTTGGCTCAGGCCAAGGCGATGGAAGCCCAAGCCAAGGCCCGTGAGCTCGGATCCAAGGCCGACAAGACCGATCTGGACTTCATTGAGCAGGAAACCGGCACCACCCATGCCCGCGACATGGACAGGCACCAGGCGCAGGCCGAGGCCAATGAGCGGTTGGAAATCACCAAAGCGATCGTAAATCCCGGTCCGGGACCACAATCGACCGCGTAAACCTCCGTTTTCCGGGGGAAACTGGTCATCAGTATTGACCTAACCCCCGGGAGCATGGGAAAACTACCACACCAAACCACGCCACCGACACCAACACCCCACGAGGACTGCAATGTCGCTAGACCACCCCAGCATCGAAACTGTCGAGCTGACCATCGAAGAAGCCCAGAAGAAGGTCGATCGCGCCGATAGCCTGCGCAAGCTGCACGGCAACCGTGAGTTCAAGCGGATCATCCTCGAGGGCTATTTCGAGGCCGAGGCCAATCGGCTGGTCGGCTGCATCGGCAATTCCGCCCCGACCCTCAAGGCGCAGCGCGACGAGATGCTGCTGGAGCTGCAGGCAATCTCCAAGCTGAAGGAGTTCTTCGGCTCCATCCTGCGCGAGGGCCGGGAGATGGAGCAGTCGATCCGCGAGCATAATGAGATGCTGGCCGAGTTGCGGGCCGAAGACGCCCTCGAGATGGAAGAGGAGGGCGTCTGATGTCGGAGCATGATGACGACCAGCTCGCCACGCTGAGCGACGAGGAGTTCCTGAACCAGTCCCCCGATCTCGTTGGTTCGGAGCCACAGGAGTTCACCCCTGTTCCCGAGGAGGAGCCGGAGGAGGATGGCCGCAGCGATGACGAGATCGAGACGGCACCGGGCACCGAGGCCGCGACCGAAGACCCCGCCGACACCCCCGATGACGCGGACGGCGAGCCGGGCACGGCGCCGGAGGCAGCCGGGACCGGGGAGTCCGTCCCCGAGACGGCAGGAGAACACACCACACCAAACCAACCCGATGCCGAAGCGGAAGCCCAGGCCGGGGAAGCGCCAAACTACGAGGCGCTCTACCGGCAGATGATGGCACCCTTCAAGGCCAACGGTCGGGAGTTCGCCCCCAAGTCGCCGGAAGAGGCGATCCGTCTGATGCAGATGGGCGCGAACTACACCAAGAAGATGCAGGCGCTGGCGCCGAACCTGAAGCTCATGCGGATGCTCGAGAACAAGGGACTGCTCCAGGAAGATAAGCTGGCCTTCCTCATCGACCTCGATGCGAAGAACCCAGCCGCGATCCAGAAGCTCCTGCATGACGGCAAGGTCGATCCCATGGATCTCGACCCGGAAGCCACCCCCACCTACACGCCCGGCAATCACGCGGTCTCGGACGCGGAGATGAGCCTGCATGACGCCCTCGACACGGTCTCCCAGACCCCGACGGGCAAGCAGACCATCCAGTTGATCCAGAGCTCGTGGGATCAGGCCAGCAAGCAGGCGGTCTACCACGAACCCTCCCTTCTCGAGATCATCGACTCGCAGCGATCGAACGGCATCTACGACCGGATCGCGGGCGAGATCGAGCGTCGGAAGATCCTGGGTGAGTTCAACAACGTCCCGTTCATCCAGGCCTACAAGGCCGTGGGAGACGCACTCCATCAACAGGGCCTCCTGGTTCCCAACGGACCCGCGCCAGCTGCGCAGGCACCCGTGACTCCGGTGACGCAGCCCCGTGTTGTGGATACGCGACCCCCGCGAGCGCGAGTACCGGCCGTTTCCCGGGAACAGGTCCGAGCTGTCTCCGCAGCTCCCGGATCCCCAGCCAAGGCGCCCAAGCCCTTCGACGTGTTCGCCATGAGCGACGCCGAGATCGAGGCGCTACCCACCATCCCCTGATTCAGAGGAAACGCTGATGCAGCGCTATAACGACCCCGCGGGCAACTCGCCCTCCTCCATCGAAGGTGCTGGCTCGTCCCAGATGAACACCTTCTTCTGGCAGCGCAAGGCGCTGATCGACGCCCGCAAGGAGATGTATTTCTCCCAGCAGGCTGACGTCACGCAGATGCCGAAGCACTACGGCAAGACCATCAAGGTCTACCACTACATCCCGCTGCTGGATGACCGTAACGTCAACGACCAGGGCATCGATGCCTCGGGCGTGACCATCGAGAAGGGCGCCAGCTACGTCACGCTGCCCGCCCTGGTCACCACCTACGCCGTCGAAGCCGATGCGACTGCAGCGGCTGCTGCAATCAATGCGATTGAAGCTGGTGTCGCCATGGTGACCGGCTCTGCCACGCCTTGGACGGTGACCGCCTCCAAGCTGAAGCTGGACGAGACCACCGACCTTCTGGCGGATGCTGTGGTGGCCGCAATTCCCGGCACGCGCGTCGTCACGGGTTCGGGCAACCTCTACGGCTCGACCAAGGACATCGGCACGATCGACGGCAAGCTGCCGACGCTGACCGAAGTTGGCGGCCGGGTGAACCGGGTCGGCTTCACCCGGATCCAGCGCGAAGGCTCGATCGAGAAGTTCGGCTTCTTCACCGAGTTCACCCAGGAGAGCCTGGACTTCGACTCGGATGATGAGCTCTACAGCCACATGAGCCGCGAGATGGTGACTGGCGCCGTCCAGCTCACCGAAGCCGTGCTCCAGAAGGACCTGCTGGCTGCGGCCGGCGTCGTGGTCTTCGCTGGCGCTGCGACCTCGGACGGCACCATCACCGGCGAAGGTTCGACGATCTCGGAAGTCGATTACGACGACCTGACCCGCCTGACGCGGATCCTGAATGATAACCGGACGCCGAAATCGGCCAAGGTCATCACGGGCTCGCGGATGATCGACACCAAGACGATCAGCTCGGGTCGGGTGATGTATATCGGCTCGGAGCTCGAGGCGACGGTCAAGTCCATGGTCGATCAGTTCGAGGATCCGGCCTTCATCCCGGTCCACAAATACGCCGCGGCAGGCACCGTCCTGAACGGCGAGATCGGGACCATCGACCAGTTCCGCATCATCGTGGTTCCGGAGATGCTGCACTGGGCCGGCGCCGGCGCTGTCGAAGGCACCAACCCGGGCTACCTGGCCTCCAACGGGAAATACGACGTGTTCCCGATGCTGGTCATCGGTGACGGCAGCTTCACCACCATCGGCTTCCAGACCGGCGGCAAGATGATGAAGTTCAAGATCACCACGAAGATGCCCGGCGAAGCCACCGCCGATCGCAGCGATCCCTACGGCGAAATGGGGTTCAGCTCGATCAAGTGGTATTACGGCTTCATGGCCCTGCGCCCCGAGCGCATCGCCGTGGTCAAGACCGTCGCCCGTGTCTGATGATCGAAAGCGAGCCAGGTTTCTCCTGGCTCGCTCTTTCCACCTGACCCCCTTCCTCCTCGAGAGATCCAGATGACCCAGAACACCGAAGCCACCGCCGCGGACATCGAAAACCACGATGACGCCGATGACGAGCTGTCGCATCTGAAAGAACGTGCCCGCCTGCTCGGCATCCGCTTCTCGCCCTCGATCAAGGCCGAGACCCTGCGCGATCGGATCAATGCCGCTCTGACCGACGAGCCGGCCGAAGCCGCAGCCAAGGTTGAAGAGCCCGCCGCCCCGGCCGAAGCCGCAGCCAAGGTTGAAGAGCCCGCCGCCCCGGCCGCTCCCCTGAGCCCGTTGGCTCAGAAGGCCGCCCTGCGCAAGAAGCTCATCAAAGAAGAGATGAAGCTGGTCCGGCTGCGGATCACCAACATGAACCCGCACAAGAAGGATCTCCATGGTGAGATCTTCACGGTCGCCAACAAGTATCTGGGCATCGTCAAGAAATACGTCCCTTACGGCGAGGCGACGGATGAGGGCTACCACGTCCCCTACATCATCTACCGTCAGCTGAAGGACCGGAAGTTCCTGCAGATCAAGACTCGCAAGGACCCGAAGAATACGGGCCAGATCCTGGTGGATCAGCGCTGGGTCAACGAGTTCGCCATCGAGGTGCTGCCGCAGCTGACGGCTGCCGAGCTGGCCGAGCTGAAGGCACTGCAGATGGCCTCGGCGGGGCTGCGCTGAACCGCCCCGAACCACTCCACACCTGACTGAAAGAGCTCGCCCATGGCCACTACCGAAACCTCCCTCGAAGCCGGCCTGCTTGCGGGCGAGCTCTTTGACGACATGACCGCCGGCGGGGATTTCTCCCTGCCGGCCGTTGACCTTACTGGCTCCGACTTTCAGTTCCCTGTGCTGGACGATGTCGAGGTCACCTCCCTGTCCGAGGCGGACCTGACCAGCCGCGAGGTCGGTGGCTCGGGTCTCTTCGACGGGCTGATGGCGTCGGTGAGTGCCCATCTGCAGGAGGAATACCGCAAGAACCGGATCACCGGGGCCCAGTATGCCGAGGTGTATGTCTCGATGACCGGCGCGGCAATGCAAGCTGCGACCCAATACCTGCTGTCCCGTGACCAGGCACGCTGGCAGGCCGCGCTGACACAGCGCCAGGCTCAGATCGCCGAGATTGGGGTGGTCACCGCGCGAGTGGGACTCGAGGAGACCAAGGTCAAGCTGGGCATCGCCCGGACCCAGAACGAGATCGTGAAGGCTGATTATGCCCTCGCCAAGCTGAAGCTCGCCACCGAAGATGCGAGCTGGTCGCTGGCCAAGGCACAGCTCAAGCAGACCGAGTGGCAGACCGAGTTCATGCTCCCGGCCCAGCTGACCGGGATTACCTCCGACAACGCGGTCAAGGCCCAGCAGGTGCTTGAGAGCGTCTTCCGGGTCGAGGAGATGCTGCCGGCCGAGCTGACCCGCATCACGGCCCAGAACGCCCTTACCGAGGCACAGACCACGCAGGTCACCTACCAGACCTCGACCATGCTGCCGGCCCAGAAGCTCGGGATCGACGCCGATACCGGGGTCAAACAGGCGCAGGCCGACCAGATCACCTACGAGACCGCCTCGCTGATGCCGGCCCAGAAGAAGAAGCTGGACACCGAAGACGGGATCCTCACCTACCAGCTGTCGTCCTTCTACCCGGCACAGGTGGCAGGCCTCACGGCGGACAACGCCGGCAAGACCTATACCAACCAGTTTATCCTGCCGGCCCAGCTCGACAGCATGCGCGAACAGATCGAAGGCCATCGCGCCAAGACCCTCGACACGCGGACCGACGGGTCTCCGGTGGCCGGTCAGATGGGCGCCCAGACCGAGCTCTACAAGGAGCAGGTGACCAGCTACAAGCGCGACGCCGAGACCAAGGCGGTCAAGATGATGATCGACGCCTGGACCACCCAGAAGATGATCCAGGAAGATCTCACGGCCCCGTCGCGTCTGAGCAACGCCGACATCGACACGGCGTTCAACCAGCTGCGGACCAACCTGAGCCTCTGATCCATGGGCAGATACACCACATATGTCGCATCCTCCGCCTGGAACATGGCGGGGGAGGTTGATGGTCGAACCAAGCTGCTGCCCTCGGTGGCGATCTCCTCGATCCTGACGGGTTCGCGCAACGGGGTGGCAGCTGATATGCGGGCTGCCCTGATGAACTCCTCGGCCATGCGCAGCATGGCCTTCTTCCGATGGGCCAGTCAGAACTACCTGCTGGGCATGCCCGAGGCGCGTATCACCTCCGAGCAGACCGTGGCCGCCGAGCCCGTGGTTCAGGAATTGCGCCAGGTCCTCGGGCTGACCGCAGATCAACGGATCCGGCTGGTCTCGGCTGAGATCGACATGCCCGATCCGTTCTACTGGGCGGAAGCCTGGATCTCCGTGAACCGGCCGCTGCTCACGGAGGATGACTGGAGCGTTGAGTATCTGGCGCCCAGCCTCGAAATCACCCTGCCGACGGAGAGCGTCACCATCCCGGCTGCGGCCGATCTGATCTGGGGCCTGACGGGCCCGAATGGCTCCCTGCGCCGGCTACTGTTCGTAACCTACGAGCTCGAGACCCGGAACCCGGACACCGGCTTCTGGACACCCTCTCCGCCGCAGCTCTTCACCTATCGGATGGGCACCGGCAATATCGTGTTCGATGGGCTGGTCTCCACTCAGACCACCCTGCCGGAGTTCTATCCGCCTATCCCGCTGCGGTTGAATAACAACTCGATCGACGAACATAATCACTTCCAGAACATCGCCCAGACCTACAAGAAGGCGACCGGAGCCAAAATCGAGGACCTGCTCGAAGAGATCGAGAATCACGAGAACATTAAGGACATGGATCATGTCTTCGTGGTCTACGGGGTCTCTCTCAACACCAAGGACCAGTCCGGCCGGGCCTATCTCTATGAGTTCTTCAGCGAGCTGGCCCAGCATCAGCGGATCGAGGTGACGGCCGCGGAGCATCTTGCCTCCGAGCAAGAGGCCCGCCTGAACAAGGCGGCCTGGGATCGGTGGCTCCAGGGAAACAGCAATACAGTCGGCAGCTACACCAACCCCCTATACGGTGTCGCAGCACCGGAGGATTTCTTACTGCGGATAACGCAGGCGGTGACCTCGCTCCACACCCGGGAGAACCGTCTCTATATCGAGATGCGCGACCTACCCTTCTACAAGGTGCAGATGAAGTGGCAGGGGGTCACCGAGACCGATCATGTCGGCAATGCCCGGACCCATGCGCACGCCCTTGGCGGGGAAGACGGTCCCCTGATTAAGCGAGGGGAATACCACCTCGCTATGCTGCGGGATGTCGGCGGCGGGTTGAGCGGATTGCGCGGCTTAGCCTTCACCCGGCTCGGGATCTACCACCAGTATGAGCCGCGCCGGTTCCGGGTGCTTACCGTCGCCGGGCTCTCGCACGACAATTATGTCTACGGGAACAAGACTGTGGCGATCTCCGCCAGGGGTGCGCTGAAGGAGGAAGAGGAGTCGGGCTTCATCGTGCCCCTCCATCTGCCGACGCTGAAGCGGCTGAGCCTGAAAGACCGGGCACAGCTCGCCTCCTGCTCACAATACCTGGTCGTCAACTCCTATGTGCGGGTGAAGAAGAAATGGTGGCAGCGGGGCTTTTTCAAAGTCCTGATCGTCATCACCGTGGTCGTGATCTCCTTCGTCATGCCCGGTGCCGGACTGGGTCTGAAAGTTGGGATCCTCGGCCAGAACGCAGCGGTGGGAGCAGCCCTCGGCGCGGCGAGCGGCACGATGATGGCGGCCGTGGCTGGAGCCATCGCCAATGCCATGGCTGCCATGGTCTTCACCACCATGCTCGGCAAGGCGGCCGTCGAGCTCTTCGGCGATAAATGGGGAACCATCATCGGCGCCTTTATCGGCTTCGTCTCACTGAACATGAGCTTCGGGATCGGCACCACCGGCGGCTTCACCATAGACTGGGGCCAGCTGATGCGGATCGACAATCTTATGCAGATCACCAATTCGGTGACCGGCGCCTATGCCCAGTGGATGCAGGCCGACACGCTGGAAATCATGGCGGATGCGGCCCAAGCCCAGGAAGGCTACGAGGAGCAGATGAAAGAGATTGCCGAAAGGTCTCGGGACATTCTAGGCATGACGGGCGTCACATTTGACCCTATGCTAATCTCAGATGCCGCTGAATATCTCGGCGAGCCAAGCGAGGCCTTTCTGAGCCGCACCCTGTTAACAGGGAGCGATCTGGCTCAGATGAGTCATGCTCTCATCGAGAGCTTCGCCGAGCTCAGTCTCGAGCTTCCCCGAGCACCCTGATCCCCCATATCACTGCCCCTGGAGGTGGCATCATGACGCCCAATCTGACCTACGGCACACCGCCCGCGGCCTATCCGATCAGCCCCACCCTCTCCTATGGCTCCATCGGCAGCTACGGGATGCCCGCGAACCGTTATTCGGGACCGCTGCCTGCCGCGCCGGCAACGATGGCCCTTCCCACGCCCGGGCCCATGCCGCTCTCCTACGGGGCTGCCGCAGTCCAGGCACCAAGCGGCGTCAGCATGAACTCGCCCAACATCGGGCTCCCGGACATGGCCGGATTGCCGCTGTCCTCCTGGTCGGATCTGCGCGGTCTCCAGGGGACTGATGCCCTCGGCAACGCTCTCTCCGATGCAGCCGGGCCGATGGGCTTCGGGGGCGCGCTCAAGGGACTTGTCTTCAACCAGGATGGAGGCTTCAACCTTCAGGGCCTTGGCTCGCTGGCCAAGGGGATCGGCGCCTTCGGCGGGCTCTGGTCGGCCTTCCAGCAGAACAAGCTGGCCAAAGATGCCTTCGACTTCCAGAAGAAGGCCTACCAGACCAACCTGACGAACTCGATCCAGTCCTACAACACGGCACTGGAGGGGCGGACACAGTCCCGGTTCGCACAGGAAAACCGCAGCGCCGCAGATGCGGACCGCTATGTCGAAACCCACCGGCTGAGGGCCTGAACCATGTCCAACCGTTTGACTTGGCAGAATGTCGATGCCCCCAATCTGGACCGGGCCCTGGCCAACTATACGGGCGGCGGCCAGGCCTTCCAGACCGCGATGGGGGACATCTCCAGCCTGTTCACCGGGATCGATGCCCGCAAGAAGGCCACTCTCAACGCCTCCGCCATGGAGAAGTTGCTCCAGCATCAGGATGTCGGCGGCTGGGACGAAGCGCTCAAGCAGCATGGTTTCGGGGCACTCGGGATCCGTCCTGACCAGGCCTCCCCGGAGTTGCTGGAGTTGATCTCCGGACGACGAAACGCGCTCGAGGAAGATCGCACCTCGGACCTGACTTACCGCACCGACAGCTTCACGCAGGGCGTGACCGAACGCTCCGATGCCCGAACCGAGGAAGAACGGGCTCGGGGGCTAGCGATGCAGGAGCTGGTCGACGGCATGGCGAGCCAGGCCCGATCGCCTGAGCAACTGGCAAAGATGATCCGTGACCGGGGCCTCGGCACCCGCGACGAACAGGCCGCCTATGCGGCAGCCGGGTTGGTGAACCCGTCCGAATGGGCAGTCTCGCCCGATACCGAGATCGCCAACCCGGACACGGTCCGGCGGATCAACGAGATCTCTGGCACGCTTGATCGCGGGCAGCGGGATCTCGAATACATGCTGCAGAGTAATCCCGCGCTGGCGCTCTCGATGGATGCAAGCTCCCGCTACGAAGGCTATGACAGTCCGTCGGCCGGGATGATCGAGCGGCTCGGCGCCACGGTCAGCGACGAGAACAAGGAGCGGTTCGGCAAGTCCAAGGGCGAGGTCCAGAACCACTTCAACGCACTCAAGCGGGACGAGGAGTTCAAGGACATCCCCGATCACATCATCGCCGCGGTGATGGAGAACAACCTGCGCGGCACCGGGCTCGGTTGGCTCTTCGACAGCAACGTGAAGTTTGACAATCGGGCGATCAAAGCCGAGCTGCGGCAGTTCGCTACCCAGGAAGCTCGGGACAGTCTGTTCGTCAGCGAGCAGGATTATCGGGCCCGGAGCACAGCAATCGCCGACGACAGGGCCAGGCTCGAGCGGGCCCAGGGGGAGTTGCTGATCGCCATCGACAAGGGCGCTCCGGCCTCCGAGATCACCAAGCTGCAAGAGCGGATCACCTCGCTCCATGACAAGCTCGGGATCGAGGCTCCTGCTGTCCCGACGCCTCCGCCGACGGAGACTCCGCCGCCCGCCGAGGATGGAGCGGCCGTGGTTGACAAGGTGCTTGGGGCTGTCGACGCCCCGCCTGCTGCCACTGAGGTCAATCCGGCCGTCGATCCCCGAGTGGCCTCCGCCAGTTCGGCGTTCATCAAAGGCGTAGGCGGGGTTGGTCGGGCGCTGGATCGAGGGGTTGGCTACGCTGCTCAGTCTCCGCTCATGGCCTACGAGCCCTTCCATCGCGGAGTTGGTTATGCGGTAGGGGCGATCGGATTCCCGGAGACCGGCTCCGAAATCGTGCGAGGTGCTGATGCCCTCCGATCGTTCAACCAGGGCCTGCGCACGGAAGGGCTGATGTCCGACGGTGCGGCACCTGCTGTTCCGCCCGGTGCGGCTGCAGCGGCCACGGTTCCTGACCCTGCTCCGGTGGCTCGGGAGGCTGTTCCCTTTGAAGACACCAGGGCGATGGAGGCGGTGCCGGCCCAGGAGGTGGTCCTGCGCGATGCGATGGCCTCGCCGGAAGCCGGGCTGCAGCTGGTTGGGGAAAGCGCCAACCTGGCGCCAGAAGCGGTCAACGCTGCGGTGCAAAGCCTCGGGCTGCTGCAGTCTCCCGATGCCCCACTAGCCGACAAGGAGGCGGCTCGCCGGCAGCTGCGTCAGTTCATCACCCAGGCCCGTCGCAATGGAGCTGATCTGCCGAACGAATTGCAGCTGCTGATCCAGCAAGCAAACACCTGGCTCCCGCTTTCCTGATAGACCAGAGCCCTTGAATAACTGATAATGGCAGGGAAGATGACCTTTCCCTGCCATTTCTCATGCGCGGTGCCTCATGACTGAACGTCCCTCGATCGATCTCAACTGGCCCGCCTATGACGCGCTGAACCCCACCCCGCGACAGCCGCGGGGCGACAGCCCCGCGGTGGCGCAGAAGAAGAGCCAGCTGGTAGAGACGACGATTCAGAAGAAGGCGATGTTCGGGACGCATCAGGAGATGCGGACCATCGCCACCGCCCAGATGCAGGGCAACGAGCTAGGCCAGCTTGCCGAGGTCGAGGACATCCTCAGCCTCTCAGATGTCGATTTCGCCCGCAAGTATCCCGGCGTGGATCAGTCCGGCCGGGCTGCCTATGCCCGGCAGTATCAGGACCTGCTCCGGCTCAAGAACGATTATCGCTCCACCGGGGACACGACCAAGGACACGGCGATCGACACCGGCCTGATGGCCGCCAACATGCTGGGCGGTGCGGCGGTCCTCGGCGGCAACGCTCTCGACCAGCTCTTCGGCACCACTGGCTCGGTAAAGATGAGCCAGGATCTCCAGCGGTTCAACGAATGGGCCCGCTCGGGCCAGTCTCAGCTGGCCCAGGATCGCCGCGAGCAGCACCAGATCGAGGCTGATCTCGACACTGCTGACCGGGCGGCCCGCTACGATCGCGCGAAGGCCGCAGCAGCCGAGGACCCCAATGCCTCCGGTTTCGACAAGGCCCTCGGTCCGTGGCTCCGTAAGTCCGGCGAGGCGATGGCCGAGACGGTCACCAACTTCGCCGATGACCCGATTATGCTTGGCTCTCTGGTTCCGGAGGCGGTCGGTTCGATGGCTCCCACGGCTATCGGGATCCGGGCTGTGGGCACGGTGGCGGCGCTGCGCCAGCTGATGAGCTCGGGGATGAGCCGGGAGGCGGCCGAGGCATTGTTGCGCACGGAGACCGGCAAGAAGCTGATCCAGGAGAAGTCTCTGGCAGCGGCTCCGGCCACGATCGGGATCACCGAAAGCGGCTCGGCGGTCAACGAGACCCAGCAGGACATCATGTCCATGCCGGAAGCCGAGCTGATGAAGTCGGAGCAATATCGGGCGATGATCGAGGCGGACATCTCCCCGGCCGATGCCCGTGCCCAGCTGGCCCGCAATGCCGGATCGGTTACCGGAATCGTGGGACTTCCCGGAGCCATCGCAGCTGGCAGGATCGCGGCCCGGATTGCCACCAATCCGGTGCGGATCTCGGGAGCCAACGCGATCCGGGAAGGCGCCTCCGACATCGTCCGGGAGACCGCCGAAGAAGGGCTGCAAGAAGGGATCTCGCAGCTCTCGTCCAACGTGGGGGTGAACGCGATCGGGATCGATCGGGCGCTCGACGAGGGTGTGTTCGAGGGCGCGGCTCAGGGGATGCTCTCGGGGGCAATGACCGCCGGCGCCCTGCAGTCGCCCGGCATGGCGGCGGATGTCGCCTCTTCCGTTGGCTCGGCCGTGGGAGAGCAGGCGGTTGCCGCTGCCGAAGCCCGCAAGGCGACCGTGGCGGCCCAGATCGACGCGACCTCCGCGGTTGGTGCGCCGGCCCAGGCTGAAGCGGATCAGGTGATGCTGACCGAGGGCGCCGAGCTCCTGGCGGAGCTCGCAGCGCCCTCTCCGGAAACGGGTGTGGCAGGGGCTCCCGAACAAACCACACCAACCCAAACCAAAGCAGCGACTCCTGCTGTTCCGTCGGGCGTTGACCCGGAAGTCCCCAGCCTCGCGCAGGTGACGGAAGAAGCCCTCTACCTGCCCGACGAGGAAGCCGCCCAGCTCGGGGATTACTTCGAGCCCATCAGCGCGTTCCGGCAGGCCAATCCGGGTGCCATGGTTCCTGCCACGCTGCTGATCGACGCCGCCGGCACCATGCTCGACGACACGGAAGCCCATCCGGCCCTCAAGACCATGGCAGCGGTTGCGGCTCTGCAGAAGGCCACGGCGATCCGCCGGCTCGACTCGATCCATTCGGCGGCAGCGCTAGAGACCCTGCCCGCGGATGATCCCCGCCGGGAGCGCATGGCCAAGATCCAGCAGGCCGCCCGGACCCGGGAGAACTCTCCGGCCATCGCCAAGGCCGAAGCCTATGTGGCCGCCATGACCCCGGAAGATGTTCGGGCCGTGGTTGATTTCGACCAGCTGAACGATCCATCCACCTCGGAAGCCGTGCGGGCGTCAATCCAGAACACCCTGAAGACCATTGCCGAGATCAACCCCGAAGCCATCCGGGCTGAGGATTACGATCTGGTCCTGAACCAGCTTGGCCCGGGCAAGGTGGGTGAAGTGCTGAAGAAGGCGCTGACTGCCGCCAAGCGGATTGTGGAGGTCTTCTCTCGCGCGGATACCGCCAAGAGCCAGATCGTGGACGAGCAGGATGTTGCCTTCGAGGCACAGGCTGCAACCGCTCCCGCCGGCACCGCAGCGCCCATGCGCCGGCACAAGCCGGCCGACATCGTTCGCCGGGAGATCCATTACGCCGACAACAGCGACAACAACCTGCCGTCGCTGCAGGAGCATAACCGTCTGGTGATCGCGGCGATGAACGCCGGACGGATCGACGACGCCACCGATCAGATGCAGCGGCTGGCGAACTTCGCCCAGACCCTCGCCAACAAGGTCGCCGCCTTCAATCAGTCGGCCGAGTCCGGCAAGGGACGCGAGGAGCGGTTCGCCTATGAGGCGTTCGGCCCCTTCGGTGCCTTCATGCAGGAGGGAACCAACGGTGTCTGGACCGACGTGAACAATCCGCGCTCGGTGGCCTTGGCTCGTGAAGCCCTTGTCGATGCCCAGACGGCCGCCGAGATCCTCGAGACGCTGGCGGTCATCTACGGGATCGAGATCACCGCGCCCGAGGTCCCCGTCCTACATCCCTCGATCGCCATGGCTCGCACGGCTTCCTCGAGCACCGGCCGCGGCCGGACCGGCACCGATCTGCTCCTTGGCACGATCCCCGACGCCACCGGCAAGAAGCTGGCCGAACAGGCAGCCGAACGGGATGCGTCCCGGGTGCCGGAGGTTGGCGGAGTCACCCTGCCGGTGGTCAATCCCCGGGCCGCGGGTCACACCGCCAAGGATCAGAAGAAGGCCGACCAGGCCACCAAGATGATCGGGCGCGGCTCGGCCAAGTCCAGCACCGCCGCCTACGCCAAGGCCTTCGGGCCGCGGGCCAACAGCGGCATCTACAGTCCCGAGGACGTGGTCTTCGTCAGCGCCGAGGGCGGACGTCCGGGCCGGATGGATCCCGACTTCACCGAGATCGGCAAGGCCATTGCTGCCCGAGCCACCATCATCACCGACACGCAAGCCGACCGGGCCCGCAGCTACAACAAGGGCGAGCGGCAGGTGGCCGAGTTCCTGACCGAGAAAGGCTACCAGGAGACCTCTCCCGGCACCTGGACGGCGCCGGTCGTCGACACCACCGAGATCGACGCGGCACTGGCCGCGATCGAACGGAGCAAGGCCGAGAAGGCGGAAGCCGAAGCTGAGGCCGAAGCCAAGGTGGCAGCCGAGAAGCAGCGCAAGGCGGAGACGGCTAAGCGTGCCCGAGAAACCCGGAAACCGAAAGCCAAGGCTGCGGCCGAGGGCACGTCAACCACATCCGCACCCGCCCATCCCTTGCGCGGGGACGCGAAGCTGGTTGCACAGATCGCCGGTATCTCTTCCGACCACCAGATCTCCGAACTTACGGATGAAGACCTCGCTCGGATCGACCCCATCCTGACTCGGATCTCCGAGACGCTGGGGATCGACGTGACCAAGTTCATCAAGGGGTTCGTGGGCTACCACAATCCCAACCCCCCTCATAACGGAGCCTGGGCTTGGTGGGACAATCAGCGGCGCTTCGGCTTCCGTGAGGGCGTCATCGGGATCGACCGCACGAGCTTTGAGAATGATCGGTTCCTCACCGCGATCGTGACACATGAGGTGTTTCACATCCTCGACGACATGGCTCGCGGCGACAGCAAGTTCATGGTCTCCGACAACAGATGGCTGACCGAAAAGGGCACCATCCACGACGAGATCGCGTCCGCCATGGAGACCGAGCCCAGGATTGCCAAGTGGTTTTCCTATGCGATGAGCTATCCCAACGGCCGGGTTCGGGCATCCGAGCTATTCGCCGAGCTGGGGGCGCTCTATACCCTGAACCGTGAGTTTGCAGAAAGGCACCTCCCCCATGGCTCAGTCTTCATCGAAAAGGCCCTCGCCCGTCTCGGAGGAGTTCAGCAAGGAACTGGACAAGTTCCTCGAGGAGCGGATGCGGCCACCGGCACAGGGCAAAGAACGCCCACCGGCAGCTCACCAGCAGGAACCGCTGCACGAAATACCAACGGAAATCCCAGAGTAGCCCCGCCCCCAGTCGAGGAAGGCAAAACCCCTTCCGAGACCTGGATGGACTGGGTCAAAGACCTTCTGGTCAAGGGCGTCGACGGCTTCAACGCCTTCCTGCAAGGCTTCAAGTCGGGCAAGAACGGCTCCATCCTGACTGCTCAGGCCAATCCGGTTGCGTGGCTCCAGGAAAACCTGCACACGCTGGACCTGTCGGCCGAGCAGCAGAAGGCGCTGAGCGAGCTGCTGGTCACGCGCTTCCCGGAGTTCCAGGAGGCATTTGACAAGGCAGCCCGGGACCTCATGGCTCGGCGCAAATGGAAGGCCGACGATCTCGGCAACGCGCTGACCTACGACAATGCGCTGGCCCTGAACCTGCTGGTTCCGGATGGTCAGGGCGGGCACCAGATCGAGCCACGGGCAATGGCGGCCGCCTTCATGGCCACCATGGAATGGATGTTGGCCAATGCCGGTCCGCAGCGTTCGCTCGACGACGACAAGATCAACGAGATGTTCGGCCGGCCTCGAGGCACCTCGGTTGATTCCGAGATGCGCAAGTTCGCTCGCTCGGGTGTTCAGCAACAGGCCGCGCTGGAGACCATTGCCACCAAGATCATGCAGCTGCTTGATGTCCAGCCGAAGGACGAGGAATCGATCCGCTGGACCCAAGGGGTGTTCCGGGCACTGGCCGCCAACGGGATCGATGTCCTGCGCGACACCCATGCCCAGGAGAAGAACAAGAAGACCGGCAAGCTCGAGACCACCAATAAGGTCGAGACCGAGAGGCTGATCCAGTGGGAGACTCGGACCTACAAGCGCGCCGACGGATCCTTCCGCGAGATGACGCTGATGAAGCCCCGGGCCGAGCTGGCCGAGGATGAGAACTTCTCCGTGCTGAAGACGCTGCGCGATCCCTTCACCTGGATCTTCCTCGAGGGCCGGGAGAAGGCCCGCCATGTGGGCGAGAAGCCGTCCACAGCCAAGGGGACCCAGATCGGCAACCGGCTGGCCCGGCTCTCGCGCACCGAGCGTAAGGTGGTGCAGCGGCTGCAGGAGATGCCCAGCTACCTGAACCGGCCGATGGTCGAGCTGCTGGAGCAGATCGGCGACAAGGCTTTCCTGCGGCTCCTGGGCTATCGGGAGCTGAGCGAGGCTGAGCGGAAGACGATGAACCCCGACCACCTCGACAAGATCGACGGGGTGAACCAGACGCTGGCTTATGATCTGGCGGCACTGAAAGGATACATCGCCGAGGCCGGACAGCAGGGGGGCGATCGCTTCGCTGTGCCGATCTTCTTTGAATGGGAGGTGAGCTCGGTCGGCCGTCTGCAGCAGGTCGGTCCGGTGACCCCGCAGGGATCCAAGATCGCCCGGGAATTGCTGACCGCGACCCATGCGTCCCTGGATCTGGCCAACGAGGATCACCAGCGGGCCCTGTGGCTCGCCGTGGCGCAGTCTCTCGGGGTGAAAGTCGAGAAGAAATCCTTCGACGAGATCACCGCGGAAGTCGAGGAGCTGGTGGCCGAAGATGGCGCCTATGGTCCTGCCTATGACCTGTTCCTGGAACTCGCCGAGGGGAAACCCATGGATGCGGCGAAGCTGGAGGAGGCGCTGGCCGGCAAGGAGGTCACCCACAAGGTGCTGCACGCGCTGGAGACCTTCGCCCGTGCGAACCTGGCGATGGGACAGGCAGCTTCGACCGATCTGGAGGTCGCCGACCTGATGAGCTTGGCGCGTGAAGCGGCCTTGCGTATCCAGGAAACCGCGTCGGAGCATCGCGCTGATGAGGTCACGGAAGAGTTAGCCTCCGAGGCGCGGGATGTGGGTGTCCTGCTGGATCTTCTTGGAATTGATTATCCCGAAGGACTGATGTCCGTTGCCCCGTCGGAGGCTGAAGTTCTGCAAGCGCAAGTGCGCCTGATGGAGATCTACGAAGAGGTCGTCCAGGATCCAGTCGCAATCGACAAGCACAAGGCGGAGCTCTCGTCTTTGATGGGCTGGTTGCGTGCGGATGATCCACTGGGAGAGAACGACGCCCGCAAGGAGAGGGCCATCAAGCATGCCAAGAAATACGGCAATGGCAACGAGACGGCGCATTACCTTGTCCAGGCCATAGAGGAACTGGGGGAAGTTCTGACCGAACTGGCTCCCGAGACAAACCGGGACGGGCTGGAGATCCAGAAACGTGCGCTGAAAGTGCTGCGCTTCGGTCCCGACACCGTCATCAAGGGCGAAGGCCCTTATGCCGGGCAGACCAACATTCAGGCGCTGCGTTCGTTGGTTCCCGCCCAATCTTTCCGGACAGCTCTGGCGCTCGAGGCCGATGGCAAGACCGACGGGCCGATCAACGCCATGATCCACATGGGGGTGGGTAATTTCTCGGCCGAGGAGATCGCCCGCTTTGCCAAGGGCGGGCTGTTCTTCACCGACATGCCTGTGTCGCTGAACGAATACATCGCCATCGCCGGCGGTCAGGACCTCTACAATGATGCCGCCGCCGTGTTCGAGGAGAAGCTGACCAACTGGCTCCTCTCGTCCAAGAATGGGCCCGAGAAGCAACGTCTGCTTCAGGTGCTACGGTTGATGTCGGCCTTCAACCCGGACTTCAGGTTCGAGCATGATGAGAACGGCAACGTCACCGAGATGGAGATCGGCCGGGGCCTACCGAAGAACCCGCTCACCGTGTTCCTCTATGGCTCGGGAGACGCGGGCATCGCCGGCAAGCTGTCCGGGGTGATCGCCGACAGCCTGGCGGAGATGCTGACTGAGATCGCCCAGTCGGGTCAGCCAATGGGCAAGCACCCGAAGATGAGTCCGCAGATGCTCCAGGACCTGACCGATGTCCTGTTCCAAGGCAACAAGCAGGCGGCACGGGACTGGCTCTCCAAGCCCACCGAGTCGACCATGTCAGCCTGGATGTTCGAGAACCTGTCGAACGCCGTGCTGGAGGATTTCGGCGCCATGCTGGTCGAGTCGGTGGATCAGGCCACCGGCGGTCTTGGTGGACAGATGAAGTTCACCCAGCGGGTGAGCCAGGTGCAGACACTGGTGTTCCAGGACGTCTTCGACCGGCGGCTGGATGAGGCGCAGGCAGCGCATGACAAGGCGATGGGCTGGACGAGTCCCAAGGATGGGCAGCGGCCGCTGCTGTCGATGGAGCAGATCCGGGACATCTTCACTGAGACCATGAAGATCGCTCCGATCTATGGCTCGGATGCGCAGAGCTTCCATATCGCGGCCCCCGAAAAGGCGGCGCTGGATAAGCATGACGTGGCCCGGAGCTTCTCCGGATCACTGAAGACCCAGGCGAGCTATATCGCCCCGGCCGACGCCTCGGTGAAGGTCTCGCCCTATCTGACCATCGGCACCGGCGACGGGCGGATGATCCTCAACATCTACGCCAACGGAGACGGATCTTTCACCACCAGCCTGCCGGTCTTCGACGGGGTGGAGATGGGGCTCGACACCGTCTTCACGGCTTCGGGACAGATCAACGAACAAGTTCTGAAAGGCTGGCTCGAGGGTAATCCCTACCAGATGCTCCTCGAGGGCTTCGACCAGCTGATGGGCAGCTTCGACGCGAAGGACTTCGCTGCCCTGTCCGAGTCAACCAAGAAGGAACTCCTGCGGGTCTTCAACAGCGGTTTGCCGAAGGACATGCGCAGCAAGACCGTCGACTTCAGTGATCTGGAGATGATGCGGGAGAATCTGGAAGGCTTTGCCTGGCAGGCCACCGCCCGCAAGCGGGCGCTGTCCCGGATGGGGATGTCGGTGGATCACATGGCCTCGGCCGAGGTTCCCCATTTCCATGACGGGGTGGCCACGGTGTCCGGTGATCCGCGGGACTTCGAGGGGATCGCGCAGACCCTGAACACCATCTACAACAGCGAGCTCCAGAAGGTCAAAGACGAGGCCGAGGACCGGGCGTCAGCCCGGACGACGGCCGGTTACGCCCAGAACCCAACCCCCGGTTTCACCCGGATGCTGAAACTGGTCGGCACCGCGGTCCCCGGACATGAGGACGTTACGAGGGTTTCCGGCAAGGCAGTGATGAAGCTGCTCTCGGAAGACACCGGCGCCAGCCGCGAGCAGCGCTACGTCATCAAGGATCTCTCCCGGATCAGCGGCACCCCTCTTGAGGAAGCGGTGTTCTTCTTCGGAGAGCCGGACGCCCTGCAGGCACTTCGTGACGAGCGCCATGGCAGCGCCTGGCCGGCAATCGAGCTGGGTCAGAGCTTCACCGGACTGGGCGAGGTGTTCATCGCCAACCCGGCGCCCGAGACGCTGGTCCACGAGGTCCTGCATCTCTATACCGCGACCACGCTCCGCAACCACTATGCCGACCCGGCAGCTTCTCCCGAGCATGTCCGCTTCGCCGTGGCTCGACTCGAAGAGCTGATGGGGGATGTGCAGCAGCTCACCACTGTCGGGCTCGACAAGGTTGATGCGATGGCATTACGGCACCTGCAGACCGAGCTGGCGAGCCACCAGGGCAAGGGCCGGATGGACGCGGCGATCGGGGAGCTGATCTCCTACACTCTGTCGAACCAGTCGCTGATCGAGAAGGGCCAGAAGACCCGGACCTACCGGCCGCTGATGTCCTTCATCCGCGAAGGTCTCAAGGCGGTGGCGAAGTTCCTCGGCATTCGGATCGGCAATCCCGGTGACACGCTGTTCTCCAACATCCGTTTCAATGCCCGGCTTCTGGCCACCCAGCTGACGGAGCCGACGCCGGAGGCAGAAGCGGCAACGGCAGATGCTCAGGTCGAGCAGACCCTCCAGCAAACCTATCCGGCCGGTCATGGCGCCACGCCCGAAGACACGGTCCGGCTTCAGAACCTTGAGCGGTCCTATTTCCGACAGCTGACCGGGCTTCTCAAGGGCATGCCGCGGCGATCGGTGGAGAACGACGAGACCCGGCTGGCCATCTCCAGGCTGCGGATGACCGGACGGAACGCAGCCGAGCACGCCGTGGCTCATGGCTTTGCCCTGAACCCTCGGCAGGCGCGTGTCTTTGAAGCGATCCATGCGACGGTCTCGGCAGGGATCAAGGCCGACCAGCCGGTGAGCCGGCATCTCTACGAGGCTTTCAGCCATGTGCTGAAGGCCCTGTCTCCGGAGATGATCGTGGCGGCCGGGGTGGCTGACGCCCCCCGGGCCGCCGAGATGGTGGCGTTCCTGACCGGACGGCGGGGAGTTCGCCAAACTGCGGATGTCGTCACTGGAACCAAGCGCACGGACATGATGGCCACGTTCTTTGCCTTGGCTCAGGTGGATCCCGATCTGCGCCGGGTGCTGGAGAAGATGAAGACGCCCAAGGTGGTGGAGCTGAAATGGACCTCGGTCGATGACTGGGTCCGTAGCCTCGGCCAGCTGGTGACCAACCTGATCACCCGGCTCTCGCTGCAGCCAAGACTGCCTTCTCCGACCCTGCGCAGGGAGCTGGATCTCCTGGGCAACACCCTGTCCGAGATCCAGGGGGATCGGCGCTTCATGGCGGCCTTCACCCAGATCAACGAGAAGGTCGAGCTGGCCAACGCCTATCTGTCCCGGCAGCTGGACAAGGGCAGCAAGGCAGCGACCCGGGCGCTCGAGAAGCGGGCAGCCCGAACCAACACCACCGCGGTCAAGACCATCCTCAACGCTACGACCTTCCTCACTGCTCTTGGCTCAAAGGAGGAGGCGGACAATCGCGGCCGGACACTGACCACGATGCTGAACCACACCGAGGGTTGGAACAGCCTGCGCTCGGCGCTTTCGGACCTACGCGGGTTGACCGCCCAGAACGCACCGCTGATGCGGTTGATCAACCCGGTGAAGGCGCGCATTGACCAGCTGCGGCAGGACTTCCGGGAAGGGGTTCCGGCCGAGCTCAGCCGGGCCTTCACCCGCAAGCTCAAGCGCGAGGAGTGGAAGCGGCTGCACAAGATCGCCCGGGCTGATCTCATGGCCCTGGGACTGGCTGATGCACGGGCCTTGATGGCCGATCCGACCCAGGCCAAGCGGATGGAGACCGCGGCGCTGGAGCAGATTGAGAAGCTGGCCCGGCCGCTGGGGAAGGGCCTGTCCAGGCGCTACAAGGCCAAGGCCCGGGCCCTGGCGGCCTACATGGTCGATAATTCAATGACCTCCCGGCATCTGCTGCCGAACGCCTATGCCATTGCCCTTTTGCTGGGCGAGCAGGGCGGGCCCTCCCCGGATCAGGTGACCCCGGAGCTGGTGGGTGCGATCGACCGGCTGACCAGTCTCTATGCCTATGCTCGGCTCGACAGCGACACCCGAGCCACCCTGACCGAGCTCTCCGAGAGCCAGGTGGCCGGGATGGAGACCCTGACCGGGTTCCTGAACGTAGTGCGGCAGTCGGAGATCGAGCGCCGGGATCGGCATGGCTCGGTCAACGTCGTGGCGCAGATGAATGGGCTGAAAGGCTATGTGCCGGCCTTGCTGCAGGAAGGCGCGAGCCTGAAGGTGGCGGATCCCGAGGAGCACGAATACCTGGTCCGTCGCGGCTATGTGAAGATCGGGACCTATGCTGGCGATCCCAGAGCCGGCCGTGGAGCGCCCAGGGCATATTACCAGAGCTCGGTGGGCGGCAAGGCCCAGTTCCGCCAGGGCGTGGCCCAGACGGTCCACGAGACCTGGCAAGGGGTGGACAGCCGCACGGGAGCGCCGGTGGGCGAGCATGCGGGGCTGATGACGGGCAGGTCAGCCCAGAGAGTGGCCCGGCAGGCTTACCGCGACAGCGGCCAAAACGACGGCGTGCCGGCGGCGGAATATCTGCGTCCGGTCTTCGGTGCCAATGGCGAGGTCACGGCCTATGTGCGGACCATGGATCCCGCCCGGCTCGATAAGCTGCCCCGGGACGAGCATCTGGGCCGCATGCTCGGGGTGTGGATGGGCCGGATCCTCGAGGAGACCGTGGCCGAGGACACCAACAAGGAACTCGTCACGACCATGAAGGCCCTGTGGGATGAGGCGGTGGCGACAGGTGACCCGGCCGAGATCAAACAGTTCGTGAACGTGGCCGATCCCGAGCAGAAGGATGCGGTGATCAGGGATGCCTGGAACACGCTTGGCTGGCGGATCAAGGAGGAGATCACCGAGCAATTCGGGGAGAAGAACCTGTTCATGGTTCGCCGGGACCAGGTCGAAGACACGATCGGCTTCCGGGCAGCCTCGGTCACCGATCCCTGGACCGGGGTCTCGCGCTGGTCGGAGACGAGCCAGAAGCATGTGCGGGAGGCGCTGGAGCTCTTCGGACCCAGCACCTTCGTCTGGCTCAAGAAGGCCGAGAACCTCGTCCATGACGCGGTCTCCTACGCCAAGACCACGATCATCATCCGCTCGGTGGTGGTGGGGGTCGGCAACTTCCTGTCGAACTTCCTGCACATGAGCCTGGCGGGGATGTCGATTGTGGATATTGCGGTGAAATCGAGGGAAAAGTTCTCGGAAATCACGGAATATGTGAAGAACCGTGAGGAGATCCAACGACTTCAGGTTCAGGCCGCGGCATTGGCGCTGGATCCGAAAGCCCAGGCGCCCCTGGCAGCACGGGTGCAGATGCTCGAGGAGGCCAACAAACGTCTTTCGATCGCCCCGCTTCTGGAGGCGGGAGAGTTCTCGACCATTTCCGAAAACCTGACCGAGGCGGATGTCGCCATTCGGGAAGGGAGATGGGCCGACTATATGGAAAAGGCGGTGGAGAAACTTCCCGATTGGGCCTCGACCGGAGCCAAGAACCTGCTGATCACCAAGGACACGGCGTTGTTCCAGGGCTTGAACCGGATGGTTCAATACGGGGATTTCGTTGCGAAAGCCGCTCTTTACGAGCATTTGATCGAAAAGAAGGGGATGGAGAAACAGGCAGCCCTCGACAAGATCTTCGAGGAGTTCGTGCCCTATAACCGGCTGCCGGGCCGGGGACGGGATTTCCTCGAGAGCATGGGGCTGATGTGGTTCTGGAACTACAAGATGAGGATCATGAAAGTCATGGCCAACACCTTGCGGGAGCGGCCTCTGACGGCCCTGATGATGGTGGGGGGTGTGGGACCGTCGACAGGGATCGATACGGTCTGGGACGGGTCTCTGGCGGGGAATATCGCCGATGGTTCCGTCTGGTTCTCGGTGGGTCCGGAGATGGGCTTCAATGCGCCCGGACTACATCCGGTCTTCTCTATGTCTTAAATCAAATCCACAGATTTGTCGTAGTATTTGAGAGCCCCCGCAGTGATGCGGGGGCTCTAACCTATTCCGGGTGCGGTCATTCCCGATTCAGGAGCATCCCGATCAACCCGAAGATGAGCAATGCCAGGGAGCCGTAGAGCACCATCTGGGCGAGAAATGCCGAGAGGGCCGCGAAGGCGCTGGCCAGTATCCCAAGGATGCCGACCAGCAATGCGAACAGGGCGAGACCGCCCATGATCAGCTGCCCTTACGCGAGAAGATCGACTTCGCGGGCTTGGGCGCTTCTTCCGTTTCCTCCGCGGCAGCCGGGGCTTCGCGCTTGATCTTGAAAGGGTTCGCCTTGGTCTCTTCCTCGGCCGGCTCCTCGGCCTCCGGATCAACCCGCTCCTCGCCGGTCGAGATGTTCGCAGTCTCCTCGGCAGCTTCCTCGACGGCAGCTTCTTCCTCGATCGCTTCGGCTTCCGGCTCGGGCTGGGGTTTGGTCTTCGGCTGAGCCGCCGGAGCCGGGGGAGCGGTCATCGCGCGAGGGGTGAAGCTGGGCTTGGTGGCCGCGGCCGAGACAGGTTTGGCCTTGATGTCGAGCGTGGCGGACAGGCCATTCGGGCCACGGCCGGCGGTGAAGTCGACGGTGAGGGTCTGGTTCTCGGCGATGGCGATCTGGCTGCGGACATAGGTCTCGACGGCGCCGCGGATCTCGTCTTCGTTCAGGGTGATGATCATGTTCTGTCCTTGGTTCAGGGGAGGGTCTTACGGTTTCGGGGCAAAATGCAGGACACCCTTGCGCTTGATGGCGATGATCCGATTCTGCTGACGCAGGGCGTAGGTGGCCAGGTGAGCCTGCTGGTAGGAGAGCCGCGTCGCCTGGACGAGCGAGGCGAGCGTGAAGGTCCAGGGCTCCGCATCGTCGATGAGGTCCTGGACGAGATCCTGCTGGAGGAGATATTTCGGGCGGGTCTTTCTCGTCATCCGGAAATACCTTGCTTGGGGAGAAGGACCTCGAGCGCATAGAGAGCCAACAGGACGGCCTCGGCCCTCCCGTCGTCCTTCACCCGCGCGAAGAGTTCCGCGTGCTGTGGGAATCGCTGGCAGGCCAGCGCTCGAGACACACCCTTGTCCGTCGAGAGCTTGAAGTGCTTCTTCCAGACGGTGGGAGTGACGTAGTTCCTCGCCCAGCCATTGCCCACGAGCGCCATCTCGATGGCGCCGTAGCCCTGGCCGAAGCGGAAGGTGGCAGGGGCTCCCTGCCCCGGACGGGCAGCAACCTGCTCGAGCACCGAGATCCGTGGCTCATCTGGAGAGTCATGGAAATCGAGCAGCGAGCAGAGGCCATAGAGATCGAGCTCTACGCGCCCCTTCAAGCTCAGGGCTGTCGGCATGTCATGGACTGTCAGCGCCCGCGTTCCGGTGTTGAGGAAGGCGATCGCCCCGGTGAAGCCGGGGTCGATCGCACAAAGAAGGGCCATGACCTCAGCCGCCGAAGAGCTTCTTCTTCGGGGTGGCCGCGGCGCCTCCAGCAGCGCCCGGACGGCCGGTGCCGGAAGCCCCTGCCCCGGTCTTGCCGCCAGTCCGGTCCCGGTCCTTGCCGGCATTCTTGGCGACCCAGGCGTCGTGGAACTCGGGCGTCGACACCTCATGGCGATACTCGTTGATCGTCCGCTTGGTCTCCGGATGGAACACTTTGTCGATGGTGTTCTGGGTCCGGGTCTCGCTGGTGTCACGATAGACGCCGTCGTCGCCGCGCTTCTGCTTGATGGTGATCTCGCGCAGGACCGCGACAGTGATCGGCTTGTTCAGCAGGCCGGTCAGGACCGGCACCTCGGTCGGGACTTCCTTCTTCTCCTCGAAATCGTAGATCTTGACCATCTTCATGGCCGAGTCCTGCTCCGAAATCGGCTCTTCGGTGGTGAACAAGCAGATGTCGTCGATCAGCGTGAAGCCCGGCAGCGGGTGCTTCTTCGACTTGTCCTGCTTGTCGGCGTAGAAGTTCTCGCCGTTGCGGTTGGTGATGTAGATGGTCTCGCGCAGCTCGCGGCCGCCGATGTCGAGGATCAGCGTGACATTGTGGGCGCCGCCCTGGCTTTGGCCGGCATAGGCCATCTTGATCACGGCATCATAGACGCCCGAAGGGATCGGCTCGTTACCGCCGCCGAGGCGGTCTTCTGCGTTTTCGAGGTTCTCGGTGGTGAGGTTGCCAAACATCTTGCTCATGTAGGCGCTCCTTTTCAGGTGGTGGTTCGGGTGATGGTTGCGGGAATAGGTCGGTGTGTCTCGATGTGGTGTGGTTTTGGACACCTCACCACAAAGATCAAGGGGACTCAGGCGTAGTATTCGCCGAGGTGATCCAGGAGCTTCTGGCAGTCGTTGTCCATGTAGACCTGGCCGGGCTCGAACATGCCCATCGGCGAGCGGATCCGTTCCCCGGTGGTGGCCTTGGTGATCTGGGTCTGGAAGACGTGCTTGAAGCCGAGCGCCTCGTCCTGGGGTGTGATGTTCAGCAGCGAGGTGTCGGTCTTCTGGATCTCCGAAAGCTCGATCGTCTTGGTCGAGACCACGGTCGAGAAATAGGCCTCGATGCCGTTGTTCTTCAGCGCCCCCTTCACCGGCACTGCGGTCCGATTCATCAGCGCCTTCTCATCATACTTGGTCAGCGTGTGGCCGAGGATGATGACCGGCTTGCCGAAGCTCGCCACATGCAGCTGCATCAGGTTCTTGAAGAACTGGAAGTAGTTGCCCCAGGCCTTCTGGGTATCGGCCGAGGTGGCGATATGGACCGATTCATACATCTCCATGAGGAAGGTGATGGTGTCGATGATGATCCCCTGGCAGTCGGGCTCGTCGCGCAGCTCCTCGAAATAGCCGTAGACCTCGTAGGGATCGGTGATGGTGGCGGACTGGAACTTGTTGCGGAAGGGCAGGCGCTTGCCGGCTTCGCAGTTCAGATAGGCCCAGCCCGCCTGGTTGCGGATGTTCATCAGCGAGGCAGACTTTCCGGTCCCGCTCTCGCCCGAGATCAGGACGAGCTGGTTGTTGACGGCATCGCTCATGCGTTGCTCCTTGGTTCAATATGGTGTGATTGTCGGTGGAGGCCCGCCCGCTGACGCGGGCGTGGCCGGAACTCAGGGGCTGTTCTGGAACTTCTTGGCCACCGTCACCAGGACGGTGCGGCGCAGCTCGTTCACACCCAGGGGTTCAGGCAGCTTCTTGTCGAGCCCGAAGACCTTGGCCTCGACCTCGTTGTAGCCCATCCCCCCGTCCACAAGCGTCAGGGCGAACCGGATCATGTGGTTGTTCCGGTCACCATCCTGCATGATCTTGTGGGCGAACCACCGCTCCAGCGCATCGAGAGAGCCCAGCTCTTTGTTCTGCTTGAGGCGCTGGTCGTTGCGCTTGGTGCGCGGCACGAAAGGCAGAACATCGAACAGGGGCTTGTCGAGGTTGTATTGGACCAAGGCATGCTCGTTGGTCGCCCATTTCCGAGCGATGTCCTTGGAAGCATCCTCGTCCACCTCGAAGGGAAGCCACTCGATCAGCTGCTTCATGAACTCCTTGTAGTCGTCCCGGTCCAGCTTCAGGTGATAATTCATCGGCAGGATCAGCCGGAAGCGGTTGGCCGCCGGGGTGTGTCGCTTGGTGGTGTAGGTCATGAA